CATCGGACGCCGCACGGGCCGCAGCACGGGCCGCATCGGACGCCGCACGGGACGCATCGGACGCCGCACGGGCCGCCGCATGGGCCGCCCAGAAAGCCACCCATACCGCCACCCGTGCGACGCAAGCGGACTATCTCCGCAAGAACACCAAACCAACATTTGCACCATGAAAATCACCCCGCGAGGAAAATCCGGACATTCGGTCCCGATCAAAGCCTTCGCCCTGCGCGAAGGGGAGATCCGGGAGCTTGCGCTGATCAGGGCGCTGGAAGCCGGGGGCAGGCAGTTCGGCCACCATGAGGTCCTGTTCAAAAAGACCGAGGCCGAGGTCCGGCAGATTCTCGACAGCATCCACAAACGCAAGCCCACCGGGGCCACGCTGTTATGCGAAATCGGCACGGTCTCGGTGTGGCTCGAACCCACCGGCCGCTTCGGAGTCTCCAACGGCCCGGTCACCAGGGCGAACCTCACCCGGGGACAAACCGCAGTTGAAATCGGAACCATCCTTCTAACAGAAGCCATCAACAAACAAAATGCACAAGACAAAGCCAAGACTGGCCCGGATCTCGGACTACCTAAGGTCGCTCGAAAGAAAAGGTCTGACCATTGAGGCGGTGAATGGGCAAGCTCTCACCGGCACTGCCCGCACACGCCGCCAGGTAGCCAAGCACATCCTAGCCAATTCCACCAAAGCCACAATCCAGACAAACAAAACCACTGAGACATATGAAAGAGATTGACCGCATTACCATTGGCAGGAACAGCCTGCTGACTCTCCAGATCCTCGAAGCCTGCCGCAAGCAGGCGATCAAGAAACGCGCCCGGCACCTCCGCTACGGATGGATCAAGGAGTTCATCCCCTGTTGGAAGCGGCAGTGGAAGACCGCCCGCTCTAACAGCGAGTATGTCCGCAAGACCCCGCTTGTCGAACAGATCCGCGAAACCGTCAAATTCGCCTACCACTACTCCCGCCTGTGAAAAAGCAATCCATCGAGTGGGCCGGTCACGGAACCCGCCTCCACCCCAACGAAAAGCCGGGCACATTCTGGAAGTATGGAAATCTAACAGTGTTCACACCGGCACCTAACAACTCCAGAACCGAAGCCAAGAAAATGTTCCAGAAGCACCTCCAACGAATCGAAGTCGACTCCAACCTGCTCCAGGCCCTCCGCAAGTGCGGTGCCCGGATGAAACGCTCGGACCAGATCGTGTTCGCCGATGGAACTGTGGTCTCGGTGGACCGTGGGCTGGCTGCGCATCACCTCAGGCACCCTTCAGCTTCCACTGGAATCGCCCTGACCAGGACACCGGCCGAGATCCACATCGACCTTCTCCGCTTCCAGCTCGAAATTCACGAGAAATCCCTTGCCAACCCCGGCGAGTAAGTTACTCTCCTTCCGTATCTACTGAACCAACAACACCAATACTGACAACCATGTATCACGTCACCGAAACTCGCAAACAAAACGCCAACCGCAAAGCCACCGCTGAAGCTTCCAGTAAAGCTTCGTTCATCGTCCTCCGTCACGGCGGCGTCCTGCTCCGCAAGGGCAACACCACCAAGAACCTGGAAGGCGAGGACGCCAAGGGCTTCATCGCCCGCGTCCGTGACAAAGGCGCTGGCTTCGTGAAGTCCCAAGTCGAAGCTTGCTTCGCCTAACGGCAAACTGAAGACCGGCAATGAATCGCCTGAGGCTCCGCAAGGGGCCTCGGGCTTTCGGGTGCAAAGATCAATCGCATGAAGTGACCTCATAGCATTCGGGCTGCGATCCGTCAGGACTTAACGAACTTAGGCATCGGTGTCACCTACCGGAAAGTGGTGAGAAAGCCGGGGCTGACCGGCACTCAATATTAACTCACTTGCATCATGAAAAACAAACGCATCTACATCCAGAAAACCGGTCCTCTCGAAGGCCGCTATAACACCAACGACAATCCCGCAGAAAAGCATTACGTCCAGGGCTGTGAGATCCAGCCGGACGGAACGCTCATCGAAGACGGGCATGTCCACTACACCGCATTCGACGACAAGGGCGGTCTGCGCTGCCTGACTCGCGATGAAGCCCTGGCGTTCACCGCCGGTGCCAACTACGAGGCCGGATGGCGTGCCGGTGATCAATTCAATGGCGAGTTCGTCGTCGTCGGACCCACACTGTAATTACCATGAGCCCGCGCATCGACATGGAAAAAGTCAAAGCCGCCGCTGCGCGGCTCTCCGGCGGATCTCTGGGGGCCAAGCCCCTGGAGGTCCGGTCTCGGACCAAGCTTCCCGCTGAGGACACCTCACGGCGCAAGGTCATCCGCTCCCTCGGCAATCCCTGCCGTGGCTTCCACTGCTCTCACTTCCTGCATTGATATGACAGATCGAGACATTGAGAACGCTATTGCTGAGTCGTTGGGGTGGAAGCGATCCGGGATATGGGGTAACTTCTGGACTTGTGACGGCAGAGATTACAAGATAGAAGACGGTAATCCCATTCCGAGATACACCTCCGACCTCAACGCGATGCACGAAGCGGAGATGACGTTGACAGATGAGCAGCGGTTTAGCGCTGCCACCTGGCTCATGGAGGATTTGATTGCAAAACAGCAATGGTCTTGTTGCGAACAGGAGCACTGGTCTGTCGCCGTTTTTGCCACCGCTCGTCAACGCGCCGAAGCATATCTGAGAACACTTAACCTGTGGAAAGAATGAGCATCCACGAATCCCGCAATTTCGTAGTAGACCAGGCCAAAAGGAACACCAAAAACAATATGGCACTACCAACATTCCCACGCCGCCATCCCGCTCCACCTGAAACCCAGGAGGAATGTGATGAAGCAATCGCCTACTGGTCCGCCATGTCAGAAATGACCGGACTGCCAGTGACCGAATCCGATGGAAGCTCGACTCTGGATAAGCTGCTCGAATTGCGGCCATCTTTGCCGAACGCCAACTGCCCAGACGCGGGCGAGAAAGGAACGAAACCATGAAGCGATGCACCAACTGTTTGACGCCCGCCTGGTGCGTAGGCTCCCTGAAATGCCGACGTCCGCCCGAAACTGAGAAGCCTGAAGCCCGTCGTTCTGCGGCGGCTTGTTGTGCTTGCGGTTCCGCGATGCACATGGCGGTTACAGGCGGAACTTTCTGGAAGTGCGGGTCAAGGAAGACGCGCAAGGGACACTTCAGGACTGAGCTATGTCGCGCAAGGGAGGCTCTAAAACACGTCCATATGATCCTGGAAGATCAACGAGACCAAAACAGCGATCTTGAGTTAGGATCAACGGCGTTCAAAGCGTGCCTCCGATGGTCATCAATTTATCAGCACAACGCAAAAGGTGACTCACAGAGTCCCGGAAAATAAATCTATGAATACACAACAAAACACCGACCGGGACTCTGTTGAGTCCACCGCCTTGTTGGGCCTTTCTTGCGGCCTGACTGAAATCATCGACTGGCAAACCGTCCTTGCCGCCCCTCGCTACGCCGGAGGGCATGAGGAAGTGATGCGCTCAATCTTCGGGGCTGGCTCCGAGGTGATCGCGTGGTGGTCTGAGAACAACTACCAAGGGACAATCGCAATCGCTCACAAGCTGACTGATGGCCGCGTGGTAGTGATGACCGACTACTATGGATCATGCTCCGGCTGCGACTGCTGGGAGGGTGCCACAGACGAGGACGCCAAAAAGCAGGTTCTCGACCTCGTGAACAATGCGCGGGTGTTCGGCTCACTGGAAAACGCCCAAGCATGGTGCGCGGACATCAACGCCACGGAAAAGCCGCACGAATATCCCTTCGAAGCGGCGCGGAATCTTTGGCCCAACAGTTAATTATACCCACCGCTCAGGCAAATAACACTTCAGTAAAGCCCCTCCAGACGGAGGGGCTTTTTAGTGCCCTGATCAGTCGAGGATGCAGAGTAGAACACCGGACACATGGCCCATTGACTTGGCATAGTCATCCTGCACTTTACTGAAGGTCCCCGACTTCACCATGCTATCAATGCACCGGTCGAAAGCGGTGACAGCACCGGCCCTATCGGTCGAGAAGGTTGCGCTATGGACAACCCTGGCCTTGAGGACTGACAGCGGGAGCATGGCCGAGTCCCGCGCAACTGCCGGAGTCATTCCGAGGCGCTTCCTGGCAGCCGTCGCCATGGCACGGATGTCGTGAGCTGCCTTGCGGATCTCGGCTTCCTGCTTGGTCTGGCCGCTGCCGATCTCACCGGAGGCAAACCGGCCAAGGAGGGCGTCGTCCGTGCGATCCACAAAGCGCGTGGCCCACTCGGCGTGCTCGACCGTGATCCTGGGGGCATGGATGTCGGCTGCCACGGCCAGGATGCCCGCGATACGGACAGCTTTCAGACCGGCGCGGTTGATCGCTTCCTTGCGGACGAGGCCGTCCGGGCAGTTCATGATCTCACGCCGCCGCGAGCGCCGGTATTCCTGAAGCAGCTCCAGGGCCTTCGGGTCACCGTCAAGGCAGATGTGGTCCGGGCCTTTGCGGCTCTCCACTTCCAGCGAGTCGCAGAACACCACAAGCTGCTCCAGTTTGTCCAGCAGGCGGCTTCCCGGCGCTTTGGAGGCCTCTGGGTTCTCATCGAGGCTCCAGCTTGTGGTAGGCACGTCGACCAGCAGGAAACGCTGAAGGAAGCCGGTGGCCAGCTCCCGCGTCCCCATGGCCCCGTAGAGGGATTCCGGGGTCGCTTCCCCGGCGAGGACAAGGCAGGGCCTGGGGATGGATTCCACGCCATCGACGCCCTGGGCCTTGCGGCGGGCACGGATGGCTCCATGAGCGTCTGAGGCCTTGTAGCTGTTCAGCAGGGCGCGGTTCAGAGTCCTGGTGTGCTCCGGTGCCAGCGGGTTGGCCAGAGACTTGAAAGCGTCGCCGAACTCGGGCATGTAGGAGATGTAGCGGCGGCGGTCGAGGAAGACCTGCTCGACGGCAGGCCCCGAGACCAGCTCGCCACCGTAGAGCTTGGTGACCGAGCGGAGCCCGCGCTTTTCGAGGGCGGAGAAGAGGCGGCCCATACCGGCCTGGAACTCGTCTTTTCCGCACGAGGTCCCGCCCACGAGGATGGACCACAAATTCAGGCCGGACATCGTTGGAGTCAGGTAGGCCCTGCCAGCGATCCCGGACACGAGCGTCAGGCCGACCAGGAGCGACGCTTCCTGAAGCGGGTAGAACGAGGTCCTCAGTGAATACTCGGCGATCTCTCTAACAAGTCCTGGAGGCAGGCTTGAAATCAGGCTGATGTCAGACCTGTTAGATTCCTTCTTGACAGGTTCCGACACTTCGATGGGGGCATCGTCCGCGTCCTCGTCGTCCACCGGATCGAAGCGGAACCTTCCGATGATCTCCCGGAAGTGAGCCTGCTTCCCACGGATCTTCCGAATCGTGCGGTCGACATACCCACGGAACCCGTGGCCTGACTTCTTCTCCTCGCGATCCGCAGTCCACATCCCGGAGTAGTAGAAGATCCTGCGGACCTGTTCGTTGCAGTCTGTTAGATCACAGAGCATCGCGAGGAAGGCGTGATCCGCCGTGCTGTGGTCACCGCGATACTCTTCAAACTGTTGCCAGCGTCCGCAGCAGAGGGCCTCGAACTTGGCGAACCTGGATTCGCCGTCTTCCACAACGGCAAGGTCGGGAATCGTCGGAACTGTTTCTTCCAGCTCGGCCTCGCCGTATCCGGAGGACGCGGTCCCAAGCCATGTGTGGACAGCCTGGCTCAGGTCGTCATCGACGCGCAGGATTTTGGAGCGACCGTCGATCACGTCGCCGGTCATGAGGCAGAAGCGGCGATCCTTGAAGATGCCCGCTTTCGGAAATGCCGGGTGACGACCGTTTCCAGCGAAGGTGCCGCGATAGATGATGTGGGCACCGGAGCCGCCGACGCTGCGCTGTGCGTAGCTCACGATGCGCTCGAACACTTCAGCCTGCTCGCTGTCCTGTGGATCGTCCAGGTCGATGAACACGTAGGGATCGCTGGATGAAAAACAGAATCCCAGGTGCTGTCGCTTTCCGGACTCAACATCCTTCAGCGCAGCATTGAAGGACCTCCATTCACGAGGTCTGTTAGATGCTGCCTTGTTGTCAGTCCCCGGTGTGTAAGCGATCTTGCGACCGTCTTCTGTTAGATCGAAACACACCCATTGAGGAAGCAGCTTGAGTTCGTCGGGTATGTTAGAGAGACTGGTCGGTGACATCTGGAAGCTGGATGAAGTTTTTACCTGTTAGAAAGACGTGGAGTGCTTCCGCGTCTTCCATGCGCAACGGCTTTGCGTTGACCTGGAAGTTGTAAATCCGGTTGTAGGGTATCTGGGTCCGCCGGGCAAGTTCGGCAAGCGGCATCCCCCTTTCCTCGATGGACTCCCGCAGGAGGGTGAATAGTTGGTCGGTCTGCATTTCTGGGCTCAGCCCTACTGGCACAAGGCCGTTTTTGCAATACGAAAAAAATTTTCGATTTTTCGATTTTTGCTGTTGACGCACCTTAGGGGCTCGTTTATCACTCAAACCGTCAGCAGCAATAAAGCAATGATCACTGAACAACAACTCATCGAAGCCAGAAAGGCACTCAGCAAGTGCAAGAAGAAACAAGAAGCTCTTCGCGAAGAAGAGCTTGCTATTCGCGAATACATCGCTAACGAACTCTTCCCGGAAGATTCCGGTTCGAAGACCGTCACGATTGGTTCGCAGAAAGTCAACATCAAGCGGGTCGTCAATTACAGCATCACCCGCGACGAGGCCGAGCGCCTCGCCAAGGAACAGGGCGATCTGTCCGACGAGGTCCTCTCGTGGCGTCCGGAGATCAAAGTCTCCGGCTACAAGAAGCACTCCGACATCGTCGACAACTACATCACCGTCCGCCCCGGCCCTCCGGTCGTCGAGTTCAAGGACTGATTTTTAATGGGGGTCGGTAACATCTCCGCACAGATGGGGTGAAATGGCTGAAGGGACAACCAAGCGTAGTGACGGACAGAGAAGCTTGAGCCTTTAGCAACGGGATAGTAACCCGCCAACCAAAAACATCTACCGATTCCCGCCTCTCATTCAACCACACACACAAGCACATGGCTATCACACTCAAATCCATCACACGCGCACCGGTCCTCAGGCCACCGCGCATGGTCGTCCTCGGCGTCGAGAAGGTCGGAAAGTCCACCTTCGCCGCCGGTGCCGGTTCACCGATCTTCATCCCGGTCAAGCTGGAGGAAGGTGTCGACTCAATCGACGTTCCCAAGTTCCCGGCGGTCCAGACCTTCGAGGAACTCATGGAGGCCATCGAGGTCCTCAAGAATGAGGATCACGAGTTCGAGACCGTCGTCATCGACTCCGCGTCTGCCGTCGAGCCACTGATCTGGGAATGCGTCTGCCGCGAGCACGGCGTCCGCTCTATCGAGCAGGTCGGCGGAGGCTACGGTAAGGGCTACCTGGAGTCGCTCTACAAGTGGCAGGATCTCATGAACGCCCTGGACGAGTTGCGCTCCATCAAGGACATGGCCTCCGTCCTCATCGGCCACGTCAAGGTGAAACGCTTCGACGACCCGGAGCGGCCAAGCTACGACCAGTATCAGTTCGACGTGAACGAGAAAGTCGCGGCTGCGCTTTACCGCTGGGCAGACTTCATCGGCTTCGCCAACATCGCGATTGACCTGGCCGAGGAGAAGGTCGGCTTCAACAAGACCAAGGTCAAGGCCACCCAGCTCGAAGTCGGTGCCCGTGTCCTCCACACGCAGAAGACCCCGGCCCACCCCGGCGGCGGTCGCGGAGTCTACGGCCGCCTTCCCGACACCCTCCCGCTCGATTGGTCCGAGTTTCAATCCGCTGTGGTTGAACTCTCGGAAGACAAACCTCTCAAGAAAAAGAAACCTCGTTGATTATGTCCAGATTCGTTAATACTAACAAGCGCGTGTCCAAGGTGCGCTGGAAGTCCATCGGAAAGCTGCTCAGTTATCTGCACTGCTTCCGGCAATGGACGCGACGCTATACGTGCGCCAAGTTCGCGACAGCCAGCCGCAATACCCAGCCGAACGCAAACAATCTCAGGCCCAGAAAGGGCCTTCGCGTCTCCGGACACCACGCCAAGCACTACGCTTTCAAGTATCGCTTCAATCTCCAGTAAACACCAACAAAGCAAACCAGTAGAATAACACCATGTCATTCAAATTCATCCCCAAGAAAGTCGGCTCCATCAATGATGGCGGACGTCGCCTGAAGGTCGGCACCCACACCTATGCCATCACGTCGGCCGCCATGGAGCCTGTGAAGAGCGATCCTCGCGGGCTCGAAAAGCAGGTCGTCGCCGGCCTCACGGAAGTCGGTAGCGATTACTCCTGCAAGATCTACTTCTCGGTCATGTCGCCCAACGACGTCCGCCGCGAGATCGCCTGTAAGGAGCTTGGCACCCTCTGGACCGCCGCAGGCCTGAGCGAGGACAAGGAAGTGTCCCCGACCACGCTGAAGAACCTGATCGACAACGCCGTCACGATCACCGCCGTCGAGCGTCCCGATAAGAAGGACCCCTCGAAGAAGCACGTCAACATCTCCACCATCGAGCCCGCCGACGACGCCGACGGCGACGACGATGACGGCGAGGAAGAGGACGACGATGACGGCTCCGAAGAGGAGGAAGTCGAAGAGGAGGAAGAGGAGGAAGCCGAAGAGGAGGACACTCCTCCGCCCGCTCCAGCCAAGCCCGCCGGTAAGAAGCCCTGGGGCAAGAAGTAAGTAAAACAACCGCGTGGCCCCGGCGATACGGGGCACTACACTCCAGCCTCCGCAGTGAGCCTGTGGGAGAAGCTGACTACCTCCTGACAAAACAGGTGCAGATTGTGATGACAAGAAGTCTCAGTTGTAGGGTCTGGTTCAAACTGAGGATAAGCGACCGTGACCGCGCCTAGATCACATGACACTCGGGAAAGACCGAGACTACACTCCCCAGCACGGGCACCCATACGGGATCATGCAGAGACTGGCCAGCGTTCGTGCTGGGTAGTGTGGTTCAAAACGGGTTAGTATAATTCGCCCTCATACCGGAAACACCATCTGGTAGACTAGCGGTGAGATGCCGCTGCCCGAACCGCGCGAATGGAACTGCCGCCTCGTTAGAGCGGACACCGGATCAGTCACCGGACTACATAGGGCCTGTTCTGGTTTCGACTGGATCAGCAACCCGTCAGAGTCAAGCACGGGTTGATCGGTTGGCCCGGTAAAAAGCCGATCACGCATTCAAATGGCGATAACACCGTCAGCTTCCGCAACCGCCGCTCCGTCGCCCAAAGCGACCTGGCGCTTGTTGCCTGAAGCATCCACGCCCGCAGGAACGCTCCGTCACCCTGCGGGAAACAATCGGAGCAAAGGGTTTCCTGCATCCATCAAATGCAGGTGGTGGAGGCGAACTCCGGTTCGCCCTGGTTGCCCGTTCGCAACGGGATATGCTTGTAAATACTGACGACGCGCTGGTCCAGGACGGGGGTTCGACTCCCCCCAGGTCCATAGTTTTCTCTCGCATCACCGGGAAGCCCCGGAAACACAGTTCGCCCGGAGGACCAACGACCAACCCACAGTGTCGCCAATGGGAAGCCTTTCTGACGCTCGACCGCATCCGGGCGTGACAACTGGGGAGGTGCGGCTACCTTTTCCTCATGAACTATCACGACCTCAGGAAGCCAGCCAAGGAAGCTTGGCAGGATAGCGAAGACAGCCTTCAGAAGGACTGCGCCGAGTTCCTCAAAAAGCTTCTCAAGAAGAACAACCTCGATCAGGAGCTGTTCTGGCACACGCCGTCGGAAGGTATCAGGAAGCCGCAATACAGGGCGAAACTGAAGCTCATGGGATTCCGCGCCGGAATACCCGACATCACCCTGGCCCTGCCAAAAGCCGAGTATCACGGGTTCTACTGCGAGCTGAAGAAGGCTGGTAACTCCCCGTCGGAAGATCAGAAAAAGATGATGACAGCTCTCTCCAAGCAGGGATACCTATGTGTGGTCATCAATGACTTTGAAACCTTTTGCAATACATTAACATACTACATCGAAGAACAATGATCCATACTGATCCATTCCAGAAAATCACCGCTGAGCGCGTCAATATCCTCAGAGACCTTTGCCACAATCTGGCCAAAGAGTCCGGCTGGTGGACTGATCGGGAGACCGGCCTGCCACTACTTGAAGCTGCTGGCCGGTGGGCACCGCACCTTGTCGCAGGAAAACTCGCTCTGATCCATTCCGAAGTTTCGGAAGCTCTTGAAGGGGAGCGGAAAGGAGTTATGGATGATCATCTCCCGAATCGGCCAATGGTCGAGGTTGAGCTGGCGGACGCCATGATCCGCATTCTTGACCTCGGAGGTGCACTCGGCCTGGATCTCGGCGGAGCATTTGCCGAGAAGCTCGCATACAACGCGACTCGTGAAGACCATCGTCCCGAGAATCGTGCCGCTGAAGGTGGGAAGAAGTTCTAACAGAGAATCACAATGAAAGCATTCATCTGGAAGCTGAAGTTTGCTGCGATGTTCTACTACCGCACCGACTGCCCGTTCCGCGTCTCGTGGGATTACGCAGGCTCTGCCCTTGAAAACCTTTCCGGGGACACTACGTATTCGCCGTTCGATGCGGTCCAGGATGAATTTGACTCTTGGAGCGATTAACACCTAACAGAAAAACACAATGAAAGTCAAACTACCGACTCACGCTGCCAACCACGAAGGGCCTTTCCAGTGCAAAGGTCACCCGCTAGCTGGCATCACTCAGCCCGCACCGCTAACTCCGGCTCAGCATGCCTGGATGCGCGAGAACAAGCCGCTCTACTACACCGGCAATCCGCTCCAGGACCTCTCCCACATCCCACAACACTTGCGCTGCGCCTGATGCTCGACATCGACAAAATTCACGAAGCCATCGACGCCTTCTGCCTCAAGCAGGAGGCCATGGAGTTCGACGTCCGGGTCCCGGCTCAGAAGGAGCGGTTCTACCTCGGTATGTCAGCCATCGGCGGCGAGTGCCTGCGGGCAGTGTGGTATGACTTCCGGAAGGTCGCCAAGAAGCAGTTCCCGGCCAGGCTACTGCGTCTGTTCCGACGGGGCGACATCCAGGAGTATCAGTTCATCTACCTGCTTCGAGGCATCGGCTTTACGGTGTGGGAGAAGGACGAGAACGGGAAGCAGTTCAAGGCGACCGACTTCGAAGGGCACTTCTCAGGCTCAATGGACGGAGTCGGCGAAGCTCCGAAGAAGTTCTGGAAGAAGGGCAAGCAGCCTCAGCCGTTCCTGTTAGAGTTCAAGACTTACAAGGACAGCAGGTTCAACAAGCTCCGTAAAGAGAAGGTTCGCAAGTCCGATCCGAAGTATTGGACGCAGTGCCAGGCCTACATGGGATACAACGATCTCAAAGGCTGCTTGTTCTGCGCCGTAAACAAGGACGACGACAACCTTTACTTCGAGTGGGTCGAGTTCTCAAAGATCGCTTTTGAGTCCATCGTCGATAAGGCGGAGACTATTCTAACAGTCACCGAGCCGCCAGACAAGATACCTCTTGCCGGTAACGGTAACTACATCTGCAAGTATTGCGACTTCCGCGAGATCTGCATCGACCGCACACCGGCGGTGAAAAGCTGCCGCTCATGCGTCCATGGAAGACCGGCCGAGAACGCAGCCTGGTCCTGCGAGAAGGGTCACGACTTCGGGACCGTTTGCAACGATTACTCAGACATCACAAAAGCATAAAATGCAACCAAGAATAGAAAGCATCACCTTCAACTGCTCCTGCCGCGACTGCGGCGAGTCCAGTAGCGTGACCGTCGCATACGATGAGCCTTGCGATGAGTTTGACATCGAGGTCGAAGCCCACGAAGCGTTTGAGGACGCGGGATGGGTCGATGGCCGGTGCCCTCCATGTTTCCTGAAAGCTGCTGACTGACACGCGCATGACACACCAAGACAGAGCCTATCAGGAAGAGCTGGAGAATGCGGTGAAGGACTACCTCATGAACAATGACGGTAATCCAGTGGCGGTATCCCCTGGAGGGACAGGGAAGTCATACGTCATGGCCAGGCTGATCAAATGGATGGTGAGCTACATCCCCGGGACGAAGGTCCTCCAGCTTGCCCAGGACGCAAAGCTTCTCGACCAGAACAGCGAAGAGCTGCTCCGCTACTGGCCCACAGCTCCGTGTGGGATCTACTCCGCCGGTCTTCGAAAGCGGGACACCCACCTCCCCATCATCTTCGCCGGTATCCAATCGTGCGCGAAAAGAGCGGCCGACTTCGGGTCTGTCGATGTGGTGATCATTGACGAGTGCGACCTGGTGTCACCACGGGAAGAGACCCTCTATCAGAAATTCATCAACGACCTGCGCGTAGTCAACCCAGGAATCCGTGTGGTCGGATTTACGGCAACGCCGTATCGTCTGGGGACCGGGCTTCTAACTGAAGCCAAGATGTGGGATGACATCTGCATCGACCTGACGGCTACGGAAAGATTCAACTGGTTTGTCGAGCACGGATACCTGTCCCGTTTGGTCAACAAGAGAGCATGCCTGGAGATCGACATCACCCAGGTCGCCATGAAGGGCGGCGACTTCGACGAGCACTCGCTCCAAGAGATTGCGGATACTGACGAACTCAACAGAGCCGTTGTCGATGAGTGTATCCGATACGGGGCTGATAGAAAGCACTGGCTGCTGTTCTCTTCAGGTATCAAGCACGGATACAAGCTTGAGAAGCTTTTCAATGCACGCGGTATTCCGGCGATCATGCTGACCGGTAAAGACAGCATGGCTTTTCGCGAGGAGAAAGAAGCGGAGTTCCGGGCCGGTAAATACCGGCTGCTGATCAACAACGGACTCTATGGCCGGGGATGGAACTTTCCGGCGCTGGACATGATCGCATGGGCGAGGGCCACCCAGTCCACAAGCCTGTGGATTCAAGGCTGCGTTCGCGGCACGCGGACATTCCCTGGTAAGGACGACTGCATCGCGAGGGGACAGAGGGTTCTAACGGATGTTGGGTTGATACCAATCGAGCAGGTTACCCGAGAAATGAAAGTTTGGGACGGGCTTGACTTTGTCAGCCACTCAGGAGCAGTATGCCGGGGAATCAAGCGCACAATTACCTATACCGGACTCACAGCAACACCAGACCACAGGGTCAAAACGAAGGAAGGGTGGAAGACCCTCTGGCAGTCTCTCGTCGAACAGGCTCCGATATGTGTCACAGAAGCAGATGGGTCGCCTATACGGGAAATTGATAATTACTTCAGAAATACTAGAGCGTCCAAAAGGGCCGCAGGGGAGGGCTTTTGCTCACACTCAATGCGTGTTGTGCGAGAGGACATACTTGCACGACTTTACAAGCTTACTGGCTGGATCAGCCGGTTGCCGAAAATGCGGAAGAAAGCAGTTCAGGCAGAGGACTCATCCCCAATGGTTATACGGAAGATGCTATTCCGCCATGTCTCGCTGCACGAGAGAGCACGACAGATCCTACTACAACTATGGTGCAAGGGGTATAAAGTTCTTATTCGAAAGTCCGTTGAAAATGGCGGACTGGATTCAAGAGAACTTGGGGCTTCGGAAAGATTTGCAGATAGACAGGATAGACAACAACGGCCATTACGAACCTGGAAACATTCGCTACTCTACCGCAAGTCAGCAGGTGTCTCACACACGACACCAGCCGTTGAACATAAAATCCAACCTATTCCGAGAAAAGTATCCGGAGATACGATACGCAGACAGCACTCTACGCAATCTGTTTGGAAGAGGGTTTTCGGAAGAGCAGGTAGTAGAGCGATTTTACCAGCCATCATACAAACCGAAAGGGAAGTATGGGACATTCTCAACTGCGGACCCCGACATTGTTTTACTTGCGAAGGTCTGCTCGTTCACAACTGCCTGATTCTCGATTTCGCCGGGAACACGCGGCGACTGGGCGCAGTCAACGCGCCGATCATCCCGCAGCCGAGAAGGAAGGGCGACAAGGAGAAGGGTGAAGCTCCGGTGAAGGAATGTCCCGAGTGCCACTCCTACATCCACACGAGGACCATGGTCTGCCCTGACTGCGGCTACCAGTTCCCTCCCCCGCAGACGATCAAGAAGACAGCGGCTGAGGACGAGATCATGAAAGGCGGCGACGTCCCGAAGGTCACCAAGGAGATCGGCGTGCTCGGGATCACCTACAAGAAGGGCATGTCGAAGAAGGGGAATGCCTACCTCCGCATCACCTACTTCGCCGGGACGAAGTCGTTCCACGAGTTCCAGTTCTTCGGAAGCTCCAACCCGATAGCGAAACGCGACACAGCTCGCTGGTGGGAGTTCCGTGGCGGCCAGGAGCCCATCCCTGAGACTGTGGAGGATGCCCTTCTCCGGGCACCCAACGAGCTGAGGACCCCGGACATCGTGCGTGTGGAGTTCGGCGGGAAGTATCCGCAGGTCCTTGGGTGCGATTACAATGACGACAGTGAAGACGAACCTTTCTAACCAACACTAACCATGGCTAAAGTATACAGTGAAAAATGGGCCGCTAAGAACGGCTATGCGACGATCAATTCCGACGGATACAGTCCGGATATTGATGAAGAAATTTTCAGAAAAGCCTTGCAAGACGTCAAGGGAACGGACTACATCCTGGTCCGCAGCCTTGGTAAGATCTGGATCTACCGCAAGGCCCGCGAACTTGCCTTTGCTCGTGCTGAGGTGGGTAAAGAAGTGATCAACAAAAACAGATTCCGCTGATGCTCGCGCAACTCAAGCTCGTCTCCCTGGCCCTCAACCCGATGGCCCCTTCACCGACCGCCACGATGGTCCGCATTGACAACGGGCTCATGCAGGCGTTCGGCGGAACCTTCTGCATCTCCGTGCCGGTCGGCATCGAACTCGGCTGCTGCTTCAACCCCAGCGCCGTCTCGACCTTTTTCCGCAAGAAGCGGGAGGCAGTCGCCTACACGATCCAGAAAAAGAAGCTCGTGCTTCAGGAGGGCAAGGAGAAGCTGTCGGTGCCGTGCTTGCCGCCGGAAGAGATGGTGACCCTGGACGTCCTCGGGAAGGCCGTGCGCGGAGAGCTGGACACCACACACCTCCGGAGTCTCCACGACGTGATCAATCCGGCCAACTCCAGGATCTGGGCTCAGGGGGTCTCGTTCAGATACGGAATGATGGAGGCTACCAACAACGCCGTCGTCATTTCCGCGATCTCGAACCTCGACGACGACCTGGAGTTCAACCTTCCGGTCGACGCAGTCCGCGCCCTGATGGCCTTCAAGTCGAAGATGGTCAGCGTGATCTGCGACGGCCGGGCTGTCAAATTCTGCTTCGAGGACGGCTCGTCGCTCTGTTCGCTGAGCATCGACGGGCAGATGCCTGATACGTCACAATTCTTTGACGGAGAGTGGGTTGCGTTGAAACTCAAGGAAGATCTCCTGACTGTCGCATGCGATACCGTCACGTTCGACAAAGGAACTGTAAGATACAAACAGGAGAGCCTTTTCGGAGAGATCGAAGGCGTGTGTTCAAAGCAGGTATCAGTATCAGCTTACAAGAAATCACTTGACCCTCTGCTGAAAGTGTCTACGGACATCCACGTCAGCGAGGACGGCTTCAGGCTCATGGCGATTCATGATACCTGCCGAGCTATCTGTCCGACGCTTGCTTACAAAAGCTGATACATCATGGGACTTTTCTGGCCAGAGGACGCGAAGAAGGGGAAGAAGTTTCGGCCGAACCCGAAGCCGCCCATTCCGAAAACGGGGTGGAAGATGCGCAACCGGTTCCCGGACCTCTCCGGTGCCGGTGCCATCTCATTCGACGTCGAGACATACGACCCGCACATCAAGCTGCATGGGCCGGGCTGGGGACGCGGTGTGGGCCACCTGATCGGAGTCGCCGTGGCGACCGATGACGGGTTCGAGCAGTATTATCCCATGCGGCATGACGGCTACCAGAACCACAATCCTCACGACGTCCTTGACTGGTGCCGCGAGCAGCTCGGCAGGCCGGAGCAGCCAAAGATCGGCCACAACATCCTCTACGACCTCGGCTGGCTGGAGCACGAAGGCGTCAGGGTGCGCGGAGAGATCCACGACACCTTCACTGCGTCGAAGCTCCTGTCCCATGAGGACGAGGCGTCTCTCGAAAGCCTGGGCCAGCGAATCCTTGGCGAAGGCAAGACCTCGGAGATGCTCTACGACTGGTGCTGGAGGTATTGGGGACATGGTGCCAAGCCGAAGTCGGCCAAGGAGCTGAGGGAGGTTGCCGCGTCGAACTTTTATCGGTGTCCGCCGGAGCTGATCGGATACTACGCCGAGTCGGACGTCCGGCTCCCCATCCAGCTCGCCGCTCCCATCTTCGAGATGCTCGAAGCCGACGGTCTGTGGGACGTCTACCGGTTGGAGTGTGACCTGATTCCCGTGTTGGTCCAGATGCGCCTCCTGGGCGTGTCTGTGGACCTCGACGCCGCAGAGCAGGCGCGTGAGGCCCTGATCCATTCAGCGGATGACCTCCAGGCTCAGATCGACGAGATTGCCGGTCGGCCGGTCAACACTGGATCGCCGGTGGAGATGGAGAAGGTCTTCCAGTCGCTGAAGATCCCCATCGTCAGGACAGCCAACGGCAAGATGTCCCTCAAGGGCGAGCTGCTCAAGGCGCTCGACCACCCGTTGGGCCAGCTCATTGTGGACCTGGAGGAGATCAAGAAATACCGCTCGACGTTTGTCGAGAACGCGATCCTAGGCTCGCATGTGAACGGCCGGGTCCACGGCCAGTTCAACCCGCTCCGAGCCGTCACCGGCCGCATGAGCGCGTCTGACCCGAACCTCCAGCAGATCCCTTCGAGAAACGACCTGGCCAAGAAGATTCGCTCGATTTTCATCCCGGACGAAGGCCACGACCACTGGCGCAAATATGATTACTCAAGTATTGAGTCGCGTATCCTTGCGCATGATGCGCGAGGTGCCGGAGCGAAAGCCCTGCGCAAAGAATACCGTGATAATCCTGACACCGATTACCATAACTTCTGCTTGAAGATGGTGGCCCCGTATGCGGGCTGGGACATCACCACAGAAGACGGCATGAAGAAGTGGCGCAAGCCCGTTAAGACTATCAACTTCGGTATCTTGTATGGCATGATGGTCAATGCCCTGGCCAGGCGTCTCGGAATCGGAAAGGCTGAGGCTGAAGACCTGTTCAACACCTACCATGACGGTCTTCCCTACGTCCGCGAGACCATGGAGTATTACAGCACTGTCGCCGGTGAGACCGGCGAGATCCGGACGATTCTCAACAGGCGGTCCCTGTTCAACCGGTGGGAGCCAATCTACCAGCCACGCGGACAGGACCGGCCGATGGCTCTGAAGTTCGACGCCGCTGTCCGGGCCTATGGGCCGAACATCCGGAGGGCATACCTCCACAAGGCCTTGAACTACCGCATCCAGGGATCTGCCGCCGACCTGATGAAGTCGGCCATGGTCCAGTGCCACAAGCAGGGCATCTACGACCGGATCGGATTTCCTCGACTTGTGGTCCACGACGAGAAAGACTGGTCCGTGGCTCCCGACTGGGACGAAGAGGCTTTCACCGAAATGCAGCGAATCATGGAGACCGCCATCAAGTTCAGAGTGCCCATCAAAGTGGAGGGTGAGTGGGGTCCCAACTGGTCAGAACTTTACCCGCTACGATAATGGGATACGGATATGCAGAGTCTTTTCAAGAGAAGCGTCAGGTCAGAGTGTGCGTGGCCTGCATGAAAGCAATATCGTTGGCTGCCTTGATGAGGTTTCGAAAGGACGTGAACTTGACTGAGTCGTGCGTTGTCAAATGCACTCTTCTCATCAACACACGCCATATCGAATGCTCCTCCCAAGAAGAAGTCAGGATCTACTCCTGGGAAGAGCTTGGGTTCGGAAACGCTTGTTAGATTTATGAAAGCACACGCAAAAGGATGGATCGCTGGCGCAGTATGGGGCGTCGCTGAACTGCTCCGCACTCACGGCGCAGAAACGGAGGCAAAGGACATGCTGCAAGCGGTTGCAAATGCGAAAGAGATACTCGCTCACGCCGACCCAATCGACTTGGATGTCATACGCGAGCACCCGTTTGTTTGGAGGGTTCTGGCAGATCCGAGCAGCTAACTCAGGTTCTGTTAGAACCCCTTCACCTGGTTGTCACTTTTCTCGACCTTCTTGGGGACCGGCTTGACACCAGCTCCCACGTAGCTCAGGGCGGACAGGACCGCACGGTCGACCGGCGATTCGACGGTTCCTTCAGCGATCTTGTTCATTTCGCCCACAGTTGCGTTGGTGAACAGCTCGGTCACGGCAGTCGTCGGTGTCACTGGCTTACCTCCGAAGAACTGACCGTCTATGATCGACAGGACGTAGACGGCGTTGGCCTTCAGTCGGTTGTCGACGAGCTTCCAGAAATCGTCTCGTGAGGAGCTGACTCCGAACTTGTTAGAAGCCATGTCGATCACACGTCCGTTGACTTTCTTCTTTTTGTAGTAGGCTCTCGCTATGAAGTTGACAAACGGTGACATGCCTCCACTGAAGTCCAACGTGAACATGGTCCCGTTAGATACCCTGAAATAGAACTTCATCCAGTCTTCAGCAGTCGGATCAAGTTCGAGACCTTCTTCATCTTCGCCGTCGCGCTTCATACCCATAGCGGTTGCAAGAGCAGCCAGAGTAATGGATCGCTGAAGGCTTTTACCGTATAGCTGATAGAGAACAATGGCCCTGGCTTTGAAAGTGCCTTTGTAGTTTGCCCGGGTTGTTAGAACCGGCTGCCCGACGGCAACTGCGATTCGGCTGTAATACCAACGGGACGAGATGAGTATCTGGTTGGCACCGGCAAATAAGGCATCTCTCTTCTGATTCGTCGAGAATCCGCGACCGCCCATCATCATAGCAGCGTTGATGAACAAGGCGGCCTGATCTGGTGTGGCTGAGCCTCCGTTCGCGTCAATGAGGTTGTCCAGCATTTCAGCGCGGGCGAGGTTGGAGAACACTCGGTTGAACCGTTCCACTTTAAGGAGCAGCTTTGCTGGTAGAGCTACCAGGCCCTTACCGAACTTCACTTCAGCAAGTTTGTTGAGTAGCTCAGGGTCCAGCATGTCTTCGTTGTTCTTGAACCCTTCCTCGTCCGGAGCGAGATACTTCATCTCGATCTTCCTATCTTTGATCTTAACGCTGTCGTATATAGCGTAAGGCCTTTCGACGATCTTTTTGTATGCGGCAAACTCATTCTCTTCATTCAGCGCAGTCACGGCCCTCCAAAACACCCTGGCAAGCGCCCGCTGGCCTTTGAGTGTGGGCGACCAGTCCAAGAGACTGTTCATGGTGAAGATGCCGTTCGCACGAAGGATCGCACCGGCGTCACCGAGCAGGGCGTATTGGTTGCGGAAGTAGAGGGCCTGCTTGATGCGGTGCTTGAGCCAGTCCCATCCCTGAAGGTTCTCGACACGCCACTGAGCACGAAGCTTCTGGAACTTGAGTTTGGCCTTGGCCTCTTCGAACTGGGCACGTTCCAGGCGTGCGTGGGTGATCGGGTCCGGCTTGGGAGGGTCCACAAAGTCACCCTCGCGGATGCGACGCTCGTATTCCGCCCTGCGCTTTTCGCTGGCCTTGACGAGGGCGTCCACACGTTTCACGTCGTAACCGGCGACCTCGATCTCCAGCTTCGAGAGGACCTGGCGCATGATCTTGACTGTCTCGCGCATGCCGTCGACACGGGCGTTCTGAGTCGAAGCCGTCTCTTTCGGCGAGAAGTCCTTCGAGTCGATACGACGCTGGAGATCCTTCATCGTGGATTCCAGTTGAGCGATGGCGGCCTTGTGTTTGCGCTCTTCCAGCGGGGCGCGTGGAGCGAAGTCCTTCTTCAAGAAGTCCACAGCCACAGCCATGTCGGCCTTGAGCTTCAGAAGCTCGACCGGGAACAGCTCTCGCGGGTAGACGGTGCCATCGGGCTGTGGCGGGAACTTACCGTTTTTGATGAAGTATTCCATCCGGTCGATGGACTTCTGCGTGGACTGCTTGAGACGTTCGATGGATCGCTCCTCAGCAGTCTTCTTCGGATACAGGGCCTCGCGTGCCTTGAGCCGGTTGGCGCGGAGTTCAGCCAGGCGCTTCTGACGAGCCTCGATCTCTTTCGAGTAGGGGAGTTTGATCTTGGCCTTCTGCTTTTCGAGAATGCCTTTTTTGAGCATGTCCTCTTCCTCACGAATCATCCGATCCAGTGAAGAGATAGCTGCTTTGACACGCTGCTCTTCTGTTAGAGTGCGCTTGTCGATGCCGAAGATAGCGTTATACTTGTCCTTCAGCTCATTACGCTTTTCGATGAGTGCTAGAATCTCTGGGGTATATTCCGTCTTATTTCTAACACGGGAGATTCTTTTCTTTTTCTTAATTGCTTCATCCAGCTCCTCGATCTCATTATTGAGTCGTGTTTCGATTGCGTCTAGCGACCCGCGCATCTGGTCCCTTTTTCGCGTGTGCTTGATGCCCGATTTGCGGAGGGCGTCACCGAGATTTCTCGTCAGGTTTCGAATCTTCAGCGTGGGCTGATCGCGCTGAAGACCTGTCTTCTTCGGCGGGCGACCGGCCTGGGCGTCTTTGATCTGGGCCTGGATGCGCTCCGTGTCACGCAGCTCTCTAACAGCTTTGGCCAGCTCTTCCTGGGAAGGGTATTTTACTTTACCGTAGCCGGTGAACTCGACCACAACTTCATCCCGAGTAATGCCCGGGAACTTGTCTTGGAGTTCTTCAGTGACGCGGTCGATGACGTCTTCAGGCTTGACCCCGAGAGCGAGGTATCCACGGACCATGTTGTAAACAGCCCTGTTGTTGAGCGGCTGACCCGGCTCCAACATGCGGACGATCTCCGCTGGCGAGCGCGTCTTACCGGTCTTCTGGGCTGCGTTGTAGATCTGCTGCGCGTAGGGAGCAGCGCCAGGGAACTCCTTCACCAGCGCGTCCGTGAACTCTTCCAATGTGGTGGCACCGTTGGCGATGTATTCGGAACCGACCACAGCGAATGCGTCCAGCTCCTGTGGGCTAAGGCTTTCGGTTTGGTAGAGGATACTGGGAGACTCGCCCTTAATCTGCGCGATTAACGCATCCAACATCGCGATAGGGGCCGCAAGGTCGGAGTGTGGGATTTGATCGCGGAGTTGGTCCTGCGCCCGTTCAGGCAGGGTGGACAACGCTTCGTTAGACAGGTGGGACTCGATCAGCTTTTTGTTTGTTTCCCACTGTTGGCTGAGTTCGTTGTTGGTCCGAGAAAGATTGTTGACGCCGTCCAAATCAAAATCCATTTTGTATAGGTCCTCGGACTTAATACCAGCTTTTTCAGCAGCTTTGAAGAACTCGATGACCTTATCGGCGAGGTTGTGGTATAAAGCATATCTCTGCATACCAAAAGCGATAGCCATATTACGACCAGCCGCCTGGAGAGGGGTAAAGGATTGCAGCCTAGAATAAATGGCAGCGTAAGTTGCATCGAGTAGCTTATTGTATTTTTTTGCTTTGCGATACTCTTCTTGGTATTCATCGCTGTTTACAGCTTTACGGGTATCATAGCTATCTTCGATTTTTCTGTTTCGCAATGAAACATGGAAAGCCGCGATACTACCGGCTTGACCATCTAACTCTTCTTCGAGTCTGCTGTTTAAGGCATTACCATATCTTAAAGCATGGCTTCTAATTTTATTTTCCATCACCATTACTTCGGACGATCCAGCCCTATGTGCAAGATCCCCGATGTGTTCATACACAGAAGTCCTAATACCCGTAGAATACTTGGAGATAGGCTTCAAGTTCTTGGGTAGCGAAGTTTGGATAGTTGCGTAGATTTCAGGGTAGCGACGCTGCATCATCTGAGAGTGGTGCAGGACACGACTCTCTAGCGACCCGTCCCTGATTCCGGAGCCGATTGAAGGTCCGAGATCCGGGTGGTCCTCCAGTGGGTTTCTACTGTCGCTTGTCTTTATGGTGGCTGAGAATGCACCATCTGCAACACTTACAGTATCTCCCCTAAGAGCGCGTGTGTATTCTCCCTGAGACAGGTCAGTATGACCGGCAGGGTCTCCGTTATCCTTGAACCACGTAGCTCTGTATGGCTTCTCTCCCGGTATCGTGTTCTTAGACAGGAAGACTTTTACCGGAGATCCGCCACCTACCGAAATGGTGACTTCAGGCTGCTTTGATTTATCTACTTTCCGACCCATCTGAGCCAACGTCCGGAAGCGATCCAGCACCGCACGAGCCATCTGCACACGTTCACGAGAGACCTCACGCTTGGCGCGGGGCTTCGGAGCAGCGGCCTTGGACTTCTCAAGGTCTGCGATGATCCTTTCCAGCAGAGCTTTCTCTTCGTAAAGGACACGGTTCTCTTCAAGCTCAGCTTCGAGCTTAGCTACCAGATCAGTATTCTTCTGGATCTCTGCGTTAAGATCTTCAACAAGCTTCTTCTCTTTCTCGTTGAGAGGGCGCTTCTCATCGAGACCGGCGTTCCTGGCGATGTAGGCGTCAGCCATCATCTTGGAGAGGGTGAACGACCGGCTGGCCACGAGCTTCATGGCCTGAAGGGCCAGACCGGCGAGAGATCCCTGGCGACGGACCACATCGAGCAGCTCGGCGAACGCGGCTGTGGCCTTGTCAGCGGCGTCAGCCGCCGCGATGCGGTCAACGGCCGTGGCGGTGTCAGGAAGCTTCTCAGCGTCGATCCTGGCATTCTCGATGGCCCTCTCCCGCACCAGGCCTTCGTGGGCCAGCAGGGCAGCTTCGTATTTGTCCATCTGCCGTGGGTTGTCGATCAGGTCCTTGACCAAGGCAGCTCCCACAAGAGGGGGTTTGGGAGCGGCTCTGCGCTGATCGGGATCGAGCTTCTCAAAGGCGGCGTTGTTTGCCACACGGAGGAGGGCTTCGTCCCATGCTTCTTGGTCGGTGACCTTGATCTTCAGCCCGGACTTCGGCATCCCGTATTCCCTGCGGATCGCGTCGTTGATGACCTTCCGAAGACCGAAGTCAGTTGGGTTGGCGGTCGGCCGCCTTTTCGGGATTGGCTTCTTGGCAGCAGGCTTGGCCGGTTCCTTACGGCGGACTTCGACGGCGACCGGTGTGGCTTGTTGACCGGCGGCACGGAGTCTCTCACCCCGGGTCACGAGCTTCTGCATGACAGCGCGGACTTCGGGAGTGATCTCAATGTTGATGTCAGAAGCGGTGATGGACTTGTAGACGTCCATGAGCCAGTTGGCGAGCTTTTGGATGGCACGGTCCACAGCCTCAACACCGGTGGTCACTCCTTCCAGGATGAACCTTTCGAATCCGCGTGCCCACTTCTCTTCAGCGTCCTTGTCCCAACGGCTGGTTCCGCCGGTGGCCCATTCCGTGACAGTGGCAATGTCCTCATCAGTGATCCCAGCACGGTTCTCCTGCGGGATGTCTTTGTTGAGGAGGAAGTATCTGGCAAGGTGCCCTCCGAGTTCGTGGACAGCAGTGCTCGCATCCGCAGATTCGAAATAGGAGACTGTCGCTTTGGACAAGTCGCGAGCTGCTTGGAAGGAGCCTTTGATGTCTTGGTAGAGGATACTGGGAGAGCCAGCGTCCGCCCACTCGTCGGGAAGGATACGCGGTCCCGGTGAGATCGGGTCGGCGGATTTGATCTGGGCGGGGTCGAAGGCGACATACTCGACAGCGGATTCAACACCCGGAGTTCTCTGAACGTCATTTCGTAGAAAGAACACACCAACAACGGGCTTACCGTTTCGGCCCATATTGGTTTGAGAGTATGCCGCACCTTCCGCGTATCTACGATCCTCTGCAAAATAGCTTCCAGCGGGGTGATTGGATTCAAGCGTGTTCTTTCCACGCCTTTCTGTATCAAATACCACGAACGGGAACGCTTCTCTTCGTTTACCTTTTGTCCCATGGAACACCGGGCCTACCCCATACCCCGCCTCCCGCAACGCCTTCTCCCGCATCGCCGACAGCTCCTCCCACTTGCCGGGGTTGGCCTCGCGCCATGCGGCGATCTGTTCTGCGGTGGCTTCGTCGCTGTCCCGATACAGGTCTTCAGTGAGTTCGATGAAGCGAGCGGTGTCGGCAGCCCTGGCACCGCGCTGAAACAACCTCATCTGACCGTTAGGCTCGACGATGGGAGCGGTTTTACCGGGCTCCACCGCCTGGATACCTAACAGATCGAGGATCAGCTTTTCCGCTTCGGAGACGCGGTCTTCCTCACCTTGACCTTGCCGCTGTGCAGCTCCCTCCGGAGCTTTGCTTGCTGTTGCTGGCTGAGCGGGCTGACCTTTGACAGGAGCAGGCCGACTTGTTTCTTGGACTTGGTTTTCATTGGTTTGTTGGGGTTGTATTCTGGAGAACATTCTCTTATCGAGAACGGCAGTAGATTCGCCGGGCTCAGTCCCTTCGACATCGTTTGGATAGCGGATGGCCCCGATACCGCTTTCAACTAGAAGCTCGCGGACTTGACTAAGCTTCTCGCGATTGCGGTAGGTGTCTGGGTTAGTGTAGAACTCTCCGATGGTCTCATCAACTGTCGCAAAATCCGGGTTACCGGACATACGAGCTGCCTTCTCAATAGCTTCCATCGCAGCATTCTTGTGGTCATCAGAGATGTCCCACATTCCAACCATGGTGATAGCCTCATCTTGATTGATAAGTCCCTGATGCACCAGCTCTGCCAGCAAAGCGTCCGGCTGCTCCCACGGCATGTCGGTAGTGACAGACTCCGTTTGTAGCTGTCCACCATCGGATCTGTCCTGCAACGAGAGTTCGGACACAACGCCGTTTTTCTTACCAGTCTTGCCAGACGCCACATAGTCAGCCTGATCGCGATTTCCTGTGTGGAATCCGATGGCCCCTTTATCGAACTGAACACTGTCGGCGGAAAGCTTTGCAGGTCCCGCGTGATACACCTTTGACGGAGGTTCCGGAACCAAGTCTTCCACCTTCCTCAGGCTGAATTTCTTGGTATTGTAGCTGTAATCAGCCGCAACACCACGGTGACGTTTGAGCTTACCGCCCTGCACGGTGAACACTGACTCGGCGAAATAAGTTTGACCTTCCTCGAAGCGGGACGGGTCCTCTTCAAACATATCCCGGATAGTCTGGTTGTCGGAGAAATTCCTATCTTCAGGAAGAGAGTTCAGATCTCCAGTGTAGGGAGGTAGGGTCTCTCCCCACGCCTTCTGAAGGTCAGGTTCGGAAAACCTAACGCCACGGTTTGAGCCTTCCTCAAATCGAAATCCGAATCGGCGATACCAGTCCTTGAGCTGATCCGCTGTCATCGGGGCGGCCTCGCCCTTGGGCACGACTTGATCTGGGCGAACGTCCAGGTCCAGAGTAATCGCCAGCGAGTCTGCCTCGCTGGTGAGCTTCTGGAGTGCCTTGGTTGCTGCTCCTTTACGACGCTCAGCTTGAGGCGTTATGATGGCATCAAGAGTAGCCCTGTTAGGGTCATCTTCATCGGGGACAAGAGTCATCTCAACCCCAGCTTCTTCTCCAGTCTCTTTGGTAGAGAAGCCGATCTTATCTCCGAACACATCGCCCTGGAGCTTGGTATTTGCCCCGATGGCTTTTCGGAGCTTCGTGAATGCGGAGTCCTGCGCCTTACCGGAAGCCGCAGGAGCAGCAGGAGCTTCTTGCACACCTGTGTCAGACAACGCGCTTTGTTCTGCATTTTGGGCCGGTTCATCCACAACAAGATCCACGCCCCACTCTTTCGCCAGATCCTGTGGGCTGGCTTCCAACAGCGCGGCTTTCTCTTCCGGGTCCTCGATCAGATCTGCCTGGACGGCCCGCTCTTGCTCAAGCTGAGCCACTGTGACAGGGCCTGCTTCCGGGAAAGTCCTTCCCGCAGCTTCTGGCGCAGGAACGCTTTCTTGGGCGGCAGCCTTGTAGAGTTCGTCGGCTCGTTCGTGGAGTTCATCATCGGTTTGTTGGTCTGTGGGCTTGAATGAGAATTTGTCGGCAGCTTCAACAGCGCCGAAGGGAGCTGACACCAGGGCTGTGGTTTTGAGGGTATCCATCAGGGACTTCTTGAAGTCTTCCTGAGTCATTTTGGGATTCAGCTTGGACTCCACAAGCAAGCCATTGAGAGCCGCGATGGACACTTCTTCGGCACTTTCGCCGGCGACGTTGACTCCGAAAGCCATGCTGGCGCGGGCGAGCGATCCGGCGAGGGACTTGCGGGCAGCTTCCGTTCCGAGGCGGCTGGTGAAATCTTCCACACCACCGAAACCGAGACCGCTGGACAGCGACGTGATGAAAAATTCGGAAGCGCCTCCGATTGCGGCAAGCGCCAATGATTCACTTTCAGATTTACCCGCCTTCCTGGCGGACTCGTAGGTGTCGATGGACTGACCGGCAGCACCGTAGGCCGCCACAGGAGCGACGTTGGCAGCGCCCTGGGCGAACTTGAGAGCAGCCTTGCCCACAGGACCGGCAGCGGCGATCCGGCTTGCGGGGACAAGGGCGTTGCCGAGGCCGCCGGTAGCAGCACCGATCAGGGCACTCTCCGCGACGCTGAATGCACCGGCACCGACAACGGCAGCATCGACGCCGCCAAGGATGCGGGTCTTCTCGGAGTTGATGTAGTCCGAGAGCTGGTTGATAGATTGCTGGCGGTTGGCAAGCTCCCGCTGGCCCGCCTTGAGTGTGGTCGGATCTATCGGGTCTCCAGGAGGAAGCTCTCCCGGCTCTGTGAACTGACGACCAGCGAGACTTGCTGCTCTATCGAGATACGAAGCAGCCACACCACCGCCGAACTGCTGCTTCCAGTCCGTGTTCAGCTTGTCCGTGACCGCCTTGTAGTCCTCATCCACTTTGCCGGTCCACTTGATCTCGCTGGCGAGTTCCGGATGATTATCGCGGACGTTGTTCACGATCCGCTCCTGGAAGACCGAGAGCCGCTGCGGGACTTCTTCAGCCAGGGTGTTCTTGACCGAAGTCGGAAGATTCGAGTCCACAATGGCACGTTGGAGCTTGTCGATGCCGCCGGACAGGACTTCATCTTTGACGTGGATCGCTCCGAAGGCGTCGCGGCTGACAGCCTCCTTCTGAAGGCCGAGGCGATGCTTCACCAGATCGTCGACTTCTTCCGGCTCAAGGTTGAAGTCACCGGCAAGTTGATCGCGATAGCGGATGTAATTGGCACGGCTCTTCTCGACTCCGCTGGCATTCAGAAGTTCTCCTTCAGGTCCACGCAAAGTTTGGTCGCCAAAGTATCCGCTGTTGAGTGCTGAGTCTTGAAGGGCCTTCCAAGCAGGTTCCATCTGCTTAGATACTTCTTTGTCAAAAAGGGAAGATGTCTTCATGAGCTTCTCCTGCTCAGCGGCAGTCTGCTCTTGAAGGCTTTTTACGGCAGCTTCTCTTTCAGTAGGATCTTTGATAAGTCCGTAGCCATCGGCACTACTGAGCTGGAACTCACGGCTGAGGCTATTGAGTTTCCCTTGGAGGAATCGCTGAGCCACAGGAGCCGCGTCCTGCATGGCTTCCTTCGTGTCGAGAATCGAGTTGGTCAGAGTGCGCTGCTGCTGAGCCCATTCGTCGCCGGGCTTTTCAACGTCGTAGTTGTTCCAGTAGGTGTCACTGATCACTCGCTTCCGAGCGATGTCGGCCGACTGGTATTCCGGATGCGCGAGGATGTCTTTGAATGGAGGTAGAGCCATGGCGGGATGCCTTGACGCTACGGACAATTCACGGCGTAGTCAATCCAGGAAGTATATCGCTCAGGGGAGTGACTCCAGCACCACCAGGCGTCTCAGTAGAGTTCATCGAGCTGTTCCATGCCTCCCACAGCTTCTTGCGGGCATTATACTGCTCCGGGGTGAGATTCTTGCTTTTGGCCTTCTCATACTCATCCGCAGTTGCATACTGCTCCGGAGTGATGCTCTTGATTTTGGCCTTCGCATACTCGTCCGCAGTCGCATACTGCTGCATGTAGCCGATCTCTCCCATGAGGGGGTCTTTGTCGTAGCGGGCAGCTTCATCGAGCTGCTGAGGGGTCGCGCCCTTCTCGCCGGTCTTGATCTTCCGGTTCTCATCGAGCCCGTATTTCTCGCCCATCCACACACGGGGGGCGACGAACGCGCCGGGGACAGCGAAGAGTGCTTCAGAGTCGCGTTTGAACTTGTCGTAGCGGGCCTTGTCGACTGTCAGCTCGCGGCCTTGCTGGATCAGCGGATCTTGGGGCCTGCCGCCTGGCGAAGGGGTCCCGTAAAACGCTTCGCGGGCGCTGGACTTCTCCGCCGGTGACGCCTCGCTACCCATGAACAGGTCGAAGGCCTGCTTGTCCTGTGGACTACGCTCAGTGCCAGGCGGCAATCCGGCGATCTGACCGAACAGCTTGTTGCGCTCGGCTTCGCTCTTGGCGGCCTCCGAGCGGAACAAGTCAGCGGCGGAAAGGCGCTGCTCGTCGAAACGCATCTTCCGCTCCTGTCGGGCGTTTTCCGCAGCCGACAGACCGAGCCTCGCAGTGTCCATGCCCTGCGAAAACAGGCGCGATGCGCTGAGGTCGCGAAGCTCGGCACGGCGCTGGGCCAAGCCCTCTTCCACCTGCCGGGCAGCCTGAAAATCGCGCTCCTGCTGGGTCGCTCTGTCAGCTACCGAACGACCGCTCTGAATCGCCCTGTCCATGAGGCTGCCAAGAGTGGCTGACCCGCCCTGAAGGAGGGAGGCGATGGAGTTGTCCGGTTGGAACAGTTGGATAGGTGCGATGGCCATGGCTTATCGAGGAGGTAGTAGTAAATCAGTTGCGTCACTTGCGCCAGCCGGAAGATCAGGCTCTGTGGTCTTTTTGACGGGGCGGATGCCGACGACCTTGCCGCCGAAAGAGTTACTCCCCTTCGTCTCGTAAAGGTCGACAGTTTCCGGCAGCTTCTTCCCGCGATAGGTTGTGGGGACAGTGTCGTCGTAACGACGGACCATACGCTTGCCATCAGCGGTAACGATCTCGAACTCATCGCCGGTCCTTAAGCCGTAACGCTTGGCCAGTGATTTTGTTAGAGCTGCTGAGTATCCGTCAACCAGCGGGTTGTTGGCGTGACCTATCTTCTTGACGTTTGAATTATAGTCTGGAGTGGTATCGCTATCGTAACCGTAGTTGGCCAGCTTGATACTTTCAGCCTTAGTATTCGGCTGAGCGTCTGGAAGATCCACAGGCTCGTCGTAGCTCGCCTCGTCAGACGGGGCTGGGCCAGTGCTCACCATGGAAGGCGGACGGTAAGGGGTCATGGCGAACTCGCTAACCGCCGCTGCCTGGTCGTCGAGCAGCGACTTGGCTTCGAGTGCGTTGACGGCCGGTAGGACCGCCTGATTGAAAATGTCGGCGGGCCTGCTGGCCGAGAAATCGAAGATGTGTCCCGGATCTGCTTTGAAGATGTCCGCTGGAGAAATCATTTAGATGCGGTGGTTTCCGGGCTCTTCCTGTTACCGCCTTGGTAACCATCCTGAGAAGACGAGGGCGGTCCAAAGAACCACGAGCGAACGGCCTGGGTCACATCCTTCTGGACTTCCTTGATAGCTGTTTCCGTCTTCTCCGAGGAGAGCACAGGAGCCACAGCCGCTCCGTAGTTCGGAACATAGCCCGGGCTGAGGAGAGCTTCGGAAGACTTGGCTTGGAGCCGCGTGATGATCCGCTGGATCTTCGTCTGAAGCTTTGCCATGCGATAGGGGTCCTTTTGAGCCGCTGTGTTGTAGACGTTCTGAAGGCTGTTCTGGATGAGCTGCGACTGCGTGAGCGCGAGCTGGATGCGCTCCTGGGGAGACGCGGACATCGAACGCACGTCGCCCTGGCGAGACAGGGGAGACACCGCTGAGTTCATCCACGCGACCGACTCACGGAACTCGCGCCGACCGGCGGCCTGGACGCGCATCTTCGCAACGCCGAGATCGCGGGCTGTGGTCTTCTGGACGCCGCCGATCCTACCGGTCAGCGACGCCTGTTCCGCAGCATCGGTCATGACCTCGACCACATCCCCCACAGATAGGTTGCCGCGCATCATGTCCTGCACGGACTTCGACTGGATGTCGAGATTCACGAGGAACCTTGGGTCCATCGACAGGACGTGCCGTAGGTCATTCTGCTCGTGGATGCGATTGACGAAAGCGACGTAGTCCCTGGCTGCGCCAGTGTTCTCCATGTTTTGCTGGATTGTAGCCTCCAACTCCGCACCGGCATCGACAGGGACGTATTCGGCAGCCTGCGGGACATCCGGATAAGCAGACTCAAACTCGTTCGAGTCCAAGAGATCGTTGATCTCATTCATATACTGCGTGATAGCAGCATTGAAGATGTCACGTTGCTTCTTGGTGATTTCGTCGTAGTCGTCCTTCTGCTTGTTGAGGATCTTGATCGTGGCCGCAGCTTGGACACCCGGGACCAGCAAAGCCTGGGTCCAGGAAAACACGTTCGATGCAGCGTAGATACCTGCGGCAATAGCTTCTCCGTAGCCAGATGACATCTTATTTATCGTCTAGGTGTTTGACATATACCGACTCCTGGATCTCATACCCAGAAGCCTTCCACAAGCTGTCGATCCCACGGCAGCCTTTATACAGCCACGAGGAACCAAAAACAGAAGATGCCCCGTTGAGCTTCGCGTAGTTCTCGGCAGTCGAGACAATGCTCTCAAACAGGCCTGGAGTTCCGCGCTTCTCTGGCGAGGCGTAGGCGAACAGGATGAACGCCGACGTCCCCATCATCACGACTCCCGGAAAGTGCGCCATGATCAAGCAGCAGGATGGACTCTCCAAAGAATCGACATAAGCGCCCATGGACCTGGCGTTGTAGCCCTCTTCGAGCTTTGCCAGGCAGTGCTCGACCGTGGTCTTCCCCACAAGATTGGCTTCCTCAATCCGGTGCTGCATGAGCGGAGCCAGGATCTGGAACTGCTCTTTTCTAACAGGTAGTAGCCTCATCGTCTCTTCGGTCGGTAAAGGTCAGTGTGGGCGGTCACGCGCTTCCCACGGAATGGGCTGCCGTCTTGAACAGCCCGGCCCCTCTGGCGAGCGATGGCGCTTTTCAGGAGGCGGTCCATTTCAGCGCGGTCGTATTCGGCGCGGGTGATTTCCTTGGACTCGGTTGTGGTTTCGCCGTATTTGAAAAATCTGGCAGCAGCTTCGATGATGAGTTGATTGCCGACCTCGACAACGTCCTGATCGAAGTGGACCGGGATGTATTTCTGGCTGGCCTGAACAACAACGGTGCTCGCACACTTTCTATCATTGATCTTTAGCCTGCGGTAAGCTGGGACGGTTTCCCACGGCGCATACTCGCTGAGGACCCTGCCATCGTCTTGCGCCAGGACTAGAGCCCCCTTGCGCTCGGCGGGCAGAGACACACTGATGATCTGGCTGATTTTGTAGGGCGAGACAGCGAACCCGTCGCCGATGAGCGTGAGAGCGATGCACTTCGACCGGCAATTCTGATCGAGGACTTCGAGCTTCACGACCTTGCCCGCGTCATCTTCATGCTCAGTGAAGATTTTGATCTTGGACGCCTTTCCCAGATCCCGCTCGGTGGGGAACTGCTGAGCAGCGGAGATCACTTCGACGCGACCCAGTGAGTGGACGCCGAGACCGAAGTGAGCCTCGCGCCAGCGGGAGCGGATGAGGAGCGGGTCACCGCACGACCACACAGCTTCGACGCCGTCGACGTCCGGCGGCACCGGGACACCGTAATACTCGCCGTAGTTTTGGACCGCGATCTTGTGATACACGTTATCGAACAACTTGTATTTCGAATACTCCGTGTATAAAAGCAGCCGGTATCTGTTGATGTAAGACACAACTTCAGATCGGTCAGTAGACCAAGAAAGTCCCATTGACCGGGCCATCATGGGTCCGGCCACTGCGACAGAGGTTGGGTCAATGCCTATGGCCATCGTGTTTCGGCGGGTGCGTTGTTGATCTCGAAAAAGTCTTTCTCGGAAAAGCTGGTCACGTAGCTTTTCTGCCTTCCAGCTTTGACTGTGGTCGGGGAGAAGTCAAGGTCGATCAGGCGGACCTCCACGGGACCAACGCCTTCGACCCGGAGCTGAATCCATGTCGACTCGCGGCAGGATGCGGGAGGCTTGCTAAGAGACTCGGTCAGTAGAATGCGTTCGTTGTCGCCGGTGAGCTTGTCCGCTGGTGAGAACTCCTTCCACAGCGACCAACTGCCGCTGCGATCTGTCCTGGCGTAAACGCGAACGCACTGGCAGCGGTTGTTCGCCAGAAGCTCGATGACGCAATCACTGACCGCCATGTCCGACCCGAGTCCGCCGGTGAAGCGGCCCGTTTCGAATGACCACTCGATGCAAACGTCTGCGCCATCCCGAACGTCGTGATCGAGATCTTTGTCAATACGGGCTTCCAGGATAGAGCCGTCTCTATCAGAGCAGATGAATCCAAAGTCCCTGTCGCCAAAAGACACGAAGCGGTGGATACCGACAATCCCATAGTCGACGACCCACAAGCCTTCCCAAAGTGGGATCGGCGTTCTGTCTTCCGTGAACGTCGAAGCCTGGTTCCATGACACGAACCCCCGGCCGAACGATGTGGTCGAGAAGCTGCTTTCGTAAACCATGCCGGTGGTCGCGAACATGCGATCACCGTATAGCCAGAAGCCGACCGAAGCACCGTCGAGGTCGACGTCCTGCTCCAGGATCGGGTCGACATCAATCGAGATCCGGTTGATGTTCTCGCTGTTGAATGTTCCCTCACCAAGGACCGTCTTCAGGAAGTGCAGTCCTCTAACAGATCTGAACAGGTGATCGCGAGTGAGAGTGGCCACCGCATATCTGCCGACAGCACTCACCGTGTTTAGGAGGTGATTGACCAGCTTCTTGGTAGACCACCCCTGCTGGATGACTTGCCCGTCGCCATCGACCCGGGTTTCGCGTGGCGCTTCGAAGGTGTCGAATGCAACGACTCCGTGGCGATAGTAGGCAATCAGGCTACCTTCACCGTTGGCCGTGCTCATGGTCGGGAGCATTGCCATGGCCATGAGGTCGCCCAGGCGCGAAGGGGCGGTGAGCGGATCGCCCATCGAAAACAGGGCCTGCTCTTCCATGAGGAGCAGATCGTCGGTCATGAGGTGGCCCCGCTTGTGGACCAAGTCGCCGACGTAGATCGTGTGACCGTATTGCTGATGGACCCTGCCGTGCGCGTAGCAGCCGATACCGGCACCGTTGAGGAGCCAGTTCACATGCTTGGAAGCGTCGAAGGTATCATGACTGCTCTCGTGCGTGTAGAGAGCCTCGATACCGCCATCTGGTTTCACGTCGATCATGTCAATTCTGGGGGAGCGTAATCATCCACGAACAAAGGCGGCTCAGGATCATTCCAGTCCTGTTCAGACATACCGGGACTTTCAGTGATCTTTGAACCGTCCCACCACAACGTCCTGGCAGACTCACACTGGGCGATGAGGTAGTTCTCAGCCTGATAGATGTGGTAGGAGGCACCGGCCGCCAGGTTGGCCGCGACCGGCGTCCCGTCGACAAACAGGACGCCGCCAGCCGCGATGGCCACGGAGTCGTCGGCGCTGGAGAAGCGACCGGCCGAGATCCCTTTGGACGGCCGGTATTCCGAAGCTCCCTGGAATTGGCCGGTTGCGCCGGTTGCGGAGTATCGAAACCCGGGACGGGTCCGCAGAACACCCTCCTCGAAAACCATGTTCGTGGCAGCATGGAGTTTCTTGTTGCCCAGGAGCAAAGGGTTGGACTTCATGTCCACACCCCGTGTCCCGAGCTGGAGGATGTTGATACGAGGCATCAGAGCTTGATCCGGAGTTCTCCTGAGGACGTTTTGTAGACGTCACCGGCGACCAGGCCACCGGAACCCGCAGCAGAGTCGTTGGCGTAAGTCGGAGTCAGCGGCAGGTTGATGATCCCGCCAGGCTTTACGATGGCGCACCTGACCGGGAACGTGGTCCCACCATCGGCGGAGATCCACACAGCGAAGTTTGCCGTGCTGCTCGTATCCGTCCCGTTGGCCTTCTCGAAAGCGACGAACCCGACGAGGCGGTCAGCGGAGTCGCCTTCCAAGCGGCATTTCCATGTGAGCGCCAAGCCTTCCCCGGCCTGGAGGTCCTGCCCGTATTCGACCCACACGAAGGAAGCGGCCTCCTGCGGGACGATGGTGTCGCCTGCGACCGAGCGGGCGCGGCGGCGGATCTCCCATCCACTGAGCGGTAAGCCGTCCTCGCCAATGGTTCCCGAAACGCTGACAGCGTAGCCGGTAACGGAGCCGGGACCCACCGACACGTTCGGTGACGTGACGTAGACACCGATTCCGGTCTCCTGATCGCCAGAGATGGTGAAGCTGTTGATGCGGCCTTTGTAGGTCGCGTCAGAGTTGGACATGCGGATCGGATAGAGCGGTCCATTGACGCAGATGAAGCCGTCCACCACAATGTCTCCGCCGAACGAACTGGTGGTCCGAAGACCGCTTTCGATAGTGGAGAATCCGTTAATGACGAGGTTCTGGATCTGGATGCGCTGGCATCCGCCGTAGAGGCGAACCACAGCGACAACCGGTTCCACCGGAGGATCGGCGAGCGGGTCGCCGCCGGAGCCGGTCAGTTCGGTGGAGTCGGCGTAATCACCGGCGAGGTCGAGGCTTCCATCGGAAACCCGCACGTTGACCATGCTGACGTTTTCGTAGGAGCGGATGCGGATTCCGTATTTCGCTTCGTAGGTCTGGCCGTCGTTGACCTTGCTTCTCGGAGCGATGACTTCTATGTTGCTGAGGCTGACATTGCGAGCGGTAGCAGAAGCGCCGGAATAGATGATCTCGTTGCCGTCTTCATCCTCGACTTCAGTCGAGCCATCTTCGTCGGTATCATCACCGTAGAACTGGGTGTGGCGCATCTCGACACCAATGGTGCAGTTGATCGCACGGAACCCGTCGACGACCACGTTGTATGGCGCGGGCGCGTAGTGGTGACCTTTCACTTGGATACCGCAGATACCGCCGATGGCAACGCACTCGTTGACGTAGACGTTGCGGGAACCGTCGTCGATCTCGTAGCAGTTCGAGTTGTTGGGGACGCGCACTCCGGATGGATTTTCAGAAACGCACCGGGAGATCCAGATGTCGGAGCTGAAGTGAGTCGTCAGGTTGTCGTCACCACCGCCGCTGAAGTAGCAATCCTCGATCCAGACGTAACGCGAGGGCTCGGAATCGTAGGTGTGGGGGAGTTCGGACTCCACGTAGAGCGGAGCCTGGACATCGAGACAGTGCTTGTAACCGTCGATGGCGCGGACACCACGGACAACGACATACTCCGAGTTCGAGATGCAGAGAGCGATCTGGTTCGTGTCGAGCGGAGTAGCGCCGTCCAGTTCCCGTTCGCCGCCGGTGACAGTCCATCTGTCGCGGTTGAAATCGACAGTGATGTCCTCGATGACAATGTTCCGCTTCTGGCTGCCGCGAGTTCCAGTCCTGATGACCGTGGTATCACGACCAACAGACGAGGCCATCTTGATGACAGAAGAGTAGGAGTTGAATCCGAAGATGTAACTGTCGGAAGGGACGATGAGCGTGGCGTCAACCAAGAACTCACCGGCCGGAATGAATACCCTGGCCTTACCGGCGGCGTAGTCCAAGGCAGCTTGGATGGCCGTTGAGTTGTCCTCAGGATCAGCATCCGGCGAAGCTCCGAAATCGAGAATGTTCACGACGTCGGAGAACCGCTCGGAAAGGGTCCGGGCCACAGTCGAGCCTGTGGATGTGACCGGCAGGCTGTTGGCCACGCCGGAAGCGAGCTTCGCGAGCGTCACGGCTCCGTTGGCGATCTTGTTGGTGGTGACTGCCGAGTCCGCAAGCTTGGGAGTCGTGACTGCTCCGTTGGCAAGCTTGGCAGTGGTAATCGAGCCATCGGGGACTTCCCACGGGATGTCTGCCAGGGGCTCGTTGCGGAACTCTTTCGCGGATGCGTCCCAGAAGGGCACTGAGTCGAACTCGTCCGAGCCCTTGATCGAGTGGATGTTGCCGGAGGAGTCCGCGACCACAAGATGGGGATACGGAAGCGGCTCACCCAGGATCGGGGTGACACTGCCTTCCTGCTTCCACCAGCGGTGCCAGAGAGTCCTGGCGACCAGCGGGACGGACTTGACCACAGAGGCTTTGCCGTTGATCAGGCGGATGAATCCGCTGCCCTTCAAGCGAGCCATCTGAAGACCGACCCGCCCGAGCAGGGTCACGTTTTCAGAGTAGCATCCCGCATCGAGCAGGTTGGTCGGAACGCTGGCTCCGCCGCCGGCGCACGAAGGCTCGCACGAACTGCTGGCGCATTCGGAGCAGCCGGGAGTTGTCGCGGCTTCGTAGATTTCGGGAAGCTGTTCTCCAGAAGGAGATGACGGTGTTGGATTGGTGCAGTTGCAGGGCATGGTTTATTCCTCCTCTTTCTTTTCCTTCTGGTCGATCACAGCGACAGTGAGATACTCAATGTTCTTTGCGAGCTTTTCGATAGCGTGGTTCGACTTGATGAGCCCTTCGACTGTCTTTGTGTGGATGTCAGTAAGTGCTTCAAAAGCTTCACGCTGTTGTTCGAGTTGATCCTGATGCCTTTTGTCCGTAGCAGCGTCATCAAGAATCTTCTGCTTTTTCTGCTCTTTGGCAGACCGGTATATGTAACCTACCAGGGTGGCCCACAGGACAAGGACTGCGGTGACGGCCGCAAACGCCAGAGCGTGCGGGCCGGTCATGCGGTCCCAGTCTTTGTCGCTGATCTCAGCCATGTAGGCCCTGGAGCCCTGGTAGGCTGCAAACGCCGACAGAACGGCACCCTCGAAGACGTGAGCGATGAAGGTGTGGTTCATGTTAGGCCGGGCCGCTGGAGATCGCAAGGGAACCGCCGTCATTCCACACGGCACCGGCAATTTCAGGGTCGGTGGTCGGCGGGATGAAGAGGTTCGGATACTGAGCGATTCGCTCGTTGATGATGTCCGCTGCGGAAGTTGCTTGGACGTCAATGACGTCGTCGGAATGGATCAGCGTGGCGGCACCTTCGAGGTCGGCTTCGTCATACTCGATCCGGTAGGAAGTGGACGATCCACAGTCGACCGTGGAGATGGGGTGCTGGATGACGCCGAGGATGAACTCCGGGAAATCGGTATTCGCTTCCGTGTCCAGGAAGAGTTTCACCTGGTCACCGGCTTGAGCGGCCGGGCCGGTTCCGCCTTGGTAGAGAGCGCCTGCTACAACTTTGACGAGAATTTTCATGTCTGTTAGATTGGCAGAGTTAGGGGGTGCCCGCCGTGAGACGGACACCCCCAGTTGATCCGATTATCGGATGTCGTTGATCGTCACCGTGGCGACGTTCGCGCCAGCACGGAGGGTCGCACCGCTCGGCGAGGACAGCGTGACCGTGAAGTCGTCGTTGTCGTCGGCGGTCGAGAGGACCGGGATCTCGATGAACTTCGGCTCCATGTCACCGGCTTCCCAAGTGAGAGTGCCGGAGGTGGAGGTGATGGCATCGCTGCTGTCGCCACCGGCAACGTCGGCCGTGGCGTAGCTGACGCTGACCGCTTGGCCGCCAGTTCCTTCGCGGGTGACCGCGAGGCGCAGGGTGTAGGCCGAGCCTTCGAAGACCGCAGTGACAGCGCCGGAGGGCTGAAGGCCCAGGGTGTCGGCGGTGGCGTCATCCGGGTCGATGCAGGTGCCGTCGTTCTCGGAGGTCTGGCCGCACTGGGCGCACTCTTGAGCCATGCAGTCGTCGACGCCGGTGGTGCGGAACGCTTCCGGGTTGGCGGTTGCAGTAGCGGCCGAGAGCGAACGGGCGCGGGAGCTGACTTCGAGGACGTAGCCGCTGCGCTGCGAGGAGCGGTAGGCGATGAAGCCGGAGAACTCCGGATACATGGCCTTGAAGCGGAACTCGTGGCGGGCAGCCAGCTTGAACTTGTCGTTGTAGTCGTTGCAGCCCAGGGAAGGACCGTCGATGACGCGGACTTCGTAGTTCACACCGGCGTTGTCGCCACCCACAGGCTTGATCGGCTTGACGAGGCCGTAACGCTTGAAGGAGCGGGGGTCGACGTGCGGGATCAGGGTCACCATGTCGTAGGAGACGCCATCGACGATGATGGTGTCACGGCGGTAGTCGTGGTTCGGACCACTGATGATACCTCCGTTTTCACCCATGGTGTTGAGGTAGGGGTAGACGCGGACGAAGTTGTAGGAGCTGGTGCCGACCCGCTTGAAGTAGCCACGGATGGGCTCTTCGTTGAAGTAGCACTTGATGCCGCCGTAGACCCCGTAGGAGCGGCCCTTCAGGGGACCTTCGGTGTCCTTGAACTGCTCGTTGACATACTGGGTGCCGGTGATGTCACGCTGCTCCTTGTCCTTGATGACGGCGTCGATCCAGTCCTGACGCGGCATCTCGACGGTGAGCATGTAGTCTTCCGAAACACGGAAGCCCTTACCCTTCATCTCGGCGACGATGTGGTCACGATACTCCTGAAGGAAGAAGATCGAGATGCGGTAGGCCGGAGGAGCTTCCCAGCCACCGGCGGTCACGTTGAACGTGTCGGCACCGAGAACGCTGGCGTTCGCTTCGCCGTGGCGGATGATCAGGTTCAGGAGGTTGTCGCTGAAGTTCTGCATACCCCAGCGGCTGAACTGATTCTTCATGCCACGGAAGTATCCGCGAATGTGGGCTTCGCCGAGACGGTCGAGATCGCGAGCGCACTTGACCGGGGTGTCCACGGAGAGTTCATAGTCTTCGAACTCGCGGATGCGGAAGCCCTGCGAGAAGTCAATCGTGAACTGGCCGTGGCAGGCGTTGTCGTCGATGTCGTTCTGGAGGTTGTTGAAGATGCCGTTCGTGCCGTGGAGCGTCCGGCCCTTGAACTGTCCACCGGCGACAAGGTCGCGGGCGGCGTGGTCGGCGCTGTTGTAGGCGACAGGTGCCTGCTTGGCCTCTCCGTAGATCACGGAGCTGTTGTTGGCGGAGCGGCGAACGGTCCCGCCGTCGGCAACGAGGCGGAGGGCAATCGACGGGGTGTCAGCGATTTCTTCGCGGACGATGTCGGTGATGATTTCGGTTTGCTCGTGAAGAGCAGCGATGATTTTGTCAGGTGAACAAGACATGGTAATGGATGGTTGTATGTTGATGCGGTTTGTTTTCCCTCACAACAGACGAGCCACCATCAGTCACCCTTAGAACGTCAGTAGGCGGGACGCTAAGTCCGCCGGTCAGCTATACCGAGATCGTGGGCCGCACGCTGGGGAGCGTGCTAGGCTGAGAAAGCTGAACCATATTTCCGGCCTTCAGTCAAACAAAAAAGTCCCGCCCTTCAACTCGGAAAGGCGGGACTCTGGGCGCAGCAGCAGTTACCGGTGAAATCACTCGTCATCATCCCAGCCGCCCGGGAAGAGCTTGCTGAGAGGGTCCTTCTTCTTGTCGGACTTCTTGGGACCGGCGTCAGCGACCTTCTTCTTGCCGAGGCCGTCCAGAAGATCCAGCTCCGCGTCTTCACGAGCCTTCTTACCCTTGAGGGCAGCCGCCTCAGCGAGAGCCTGCTTGAGGACAGGCCGGATCATGAGCCCCTGGACAAACATCGCGGCAAGCTTCCTTTGCTTTGCCCGGTGAGCCTTCTGGCGCTCGGCCATGAACGTCTTCAGGTTGGTGCCCTGAGCTTCGAGTTTGTCGATCTCAGCCTGGGTCAGTGCGCGGGGTCCCACAAGGGCTTCGAGCACGTCGCGCTTGGCAACCTCCAGGCGCTTCGCTCCTTCGGGGATGTCACGGATCATGCGAGCCACAACGGCCGCCGGTGAGTGTGGGTCGGATTCGATAACATCGTCAGCGAGTTGACCCACGGAGTCCAGGACGGGAGAGAACTCGGCGACAGCGGCCTCGTAGGCGCGGACGCCGGTGGCGAGTTGGCCGACCTTGGCTTTCTCGGAAAGTTTGGTGTGGAGTTCCTGAAGCTCGCGGACCTTGCCGGTGTTCTGCTGGACGATGCGCAAGACGTCGGTGATCACAGGCTCCAGGTCCTTCTTCTCGAAGTCCTCCATCTCGCCGTAAGACGTCTCGGAGAGCTTGAGCTTTTCGACCACAATAGCCTTCAGCTCGTCACGGGCCGCGATGCGCTCGGCTCCATCCTTGCTAACCATGTCGTTGTATTTGTCGACAAACAGGCCGATGTTCCTGGGGACGAGCGTGGGCTCCGGAATGGAAAGCAGGTCAGCCGCGCCGGTCACGTTTGCGACGATGGACTGGCGGAGATCCACAAATTCCGGATGCTCTTCCGGCTTGATGCGGGTGGACTCGATCTCCTGAACGCGAGCTTCCAGCTCATCCCGCTCTTTGCGGATACGCTCGACTTCAAGTTCCTTCTCCGTGAGCGAAGCAGACAGTTCCTTGACCTTCCGACCGTTCTCCTTGGCCATTCTCCGGGCCATGGTTTCGTCCTTGGGGTCTTCTTCAGGATCTTCTTCCTTCTTGTTGACCGGCTCGTCCTTGTCCCAGTCAAACTCCTCGTCGTCATCGACATCGTCCTTGATGTCATCGGCGTCGTCTTTGACGTCATCGGTGCCGTCAGGCTTGTCGTCAGGCTTGTTGTCGTCTACGGTGACGTCATCGTCATCCAGCTTGATGTCTTCGGAATCATCGTCGACGGCGGCTCCGAAAAGCTTATCCATAAGCTCTTCAGAAGCGTCAGGCGAATCTTTCGGCGTCTGTGTGTTTTCAGGGTCCATGTTTTGTTTTATTTCTTACTAGAGTTGAGAACATCTCCTTTTGCTTTGAACAGAAGAAGGACATCGGAGATTTGTTTGAGCGCCAGGATAGTTGGTCCGACATTGTCCCTGTTAGACTCGTTACAGGCTGCCCTTTGGACCTCCGTAAAAATCTTGTCGATGTCGGGATGGGTAACAGCGATCCTTTTACAAAGGGCGTCGTCCGACAGGAGGAACTCCAGATGGACTGTGAGGTCGATAGATGGCTTGGCAGGCATGTTTTGGTTTACTGGGCGTTACCTTCGCTCGACATGCGAGCGGCGTCAAGCCTCAAGCGGCGATCCTCGTTGATCTCGCGAGTGTATTGGTTTCGGTATGCCAGCTTCTCACGAGCCTCGCGAGAGGACCACAAACGCTGGACGTCTTCCATCTTCATACCGAACTTGCGGCCTTCAAGTTCGAGCTGCGCCCACTTGAGTTGCAGCTCGGCCTGCTCCTTGGGAGTCAGTTGGGCCTGATCGCTTTGTGTGGCTTCCTCAACTTCCTGGACCACCGCTTGAGCCGCTTGGACGATGTTCTGGAAATCCTTCATGAAGGTCTTCCCTTCGCCGTTGGTGACCGGGTTCTCCATGAGAGTCTGGATGTGCAGGGCGACGTGCTGCGTCATGCCCGCGAAGGCCACGAGGTCCAGCTTGTCCCAGGGTCGGATCGCGTGAGATGCGACGTGGGCCTGCATGTCGAGAAGGTGGACCGGGATGTGGTCCTGGTGAACGTCGTCCTCGCCCATGGGGAGAACCTGACCAAGAGCAGCGCGTCGGCGGATCGTGTCGTATTCGTTCTCGGCCGTGATCTTCTGAGCGTTGATGATCGACTTAGGGACGGACACCAACGAATCGGCTTCGTCCGGGTCCTGAGTCTGGAGGACAGTCGCTTTGTGGATGATTCGCGGGCGCACCGCAGGAGGATAGTTCTGGAGGTTGTCCATCAGCCACTTGGCAGTTTCGAGCTGCTGTGTCCGGTCGCCGTTGGCCACGGTGCGCTTGGCACGGACCCGGATGTTGACGAACCGGCCGAACTCGCGACGGGACAGTTCCTTACGGTCAAGTCCGTAGCTGTCGATCCGCTTCCGGGCAGCCATGATGTCGCGGTAGTCGGCCGTTCCGGGCTTCACGTCAGCATCGAGGATTCTCCAGACGATAGTGTCGAGGATCGAGTCGAGGTGGTTGGTGGCTTCCGTGATTCGGTTGATCTCCAGGCGACTGGAGTTACGCTGCCGTTCCAAGGCCTGCTGGCGAAGCTCGCCTCCATCGGGGCCGTTGGCGACAGACGACGTGGTCAGACCGGCGGTGTTCTGAGACAGCATCGACATCGGAGTCATGAGGCTCCTGGAAGTCCCCTTGAACTCCATCTCTTCGACTCCGCGAGGCGCGAACAGATCGGAAACCACATCCCACTTTTTGACCTCGTCCGGATCTGCCTGATCGGTTAGACGAATCTTGGGCCTGGCCCGGATCTTGTCACCTTCAAGCATGAGGTTGAGCAGCTCTTCGGTCTCCAGGGCGCTCGGGTAGGTCATCTCAGCCACACCCTTCAGCGTGTCGATGTTCTTGATGCCGCCGATCTCCGAATCCACGAAGACGAGATGTAGCCACTCTTCGGCGGACGAGTAAGCCTTGTCGATGTGGGCGACGATCTTCGCAGCTTCCGAGTCTTCACTGCCCTTGATGTTCGCGCCGGTGATGCCGTTGGTGCAAAGCGTCTTCGAGACGTAGGTGTCACCGGATTTGTCATACTTCACCTCGTAATACCACCACGCAGAGATCGTATGGGACTTCTCGCCGGAGTTTTTGCGGACGGCCTCCTGGGTTTCGTCAGAGATGCTGGAGCCCTGGTCCTTCGTCCGATCAGCGATCTGCTCATCGAGTTTTTCGATGAGAGATTCGATGTTCTCAGCATCGAGATACGAGGAGTCCCCTGAACCTTCAAACTGCTTCTTGAACTTGAGGAGGTCGTCCTTGGTAAGCTCGACAGGCTCGAAGGCATACGGGATCTTGTCCGGGTCCAGCTCTGCCTCCTTCGGGAAAAACATGTTCGTGCTGAGCGTCGGGAGCCAGCCGTAGCGAGATCCGAAGGTGACCTTCGCGCCACCGGCGATGACGATCTCACCGGCGACCTTCCTCCAGAAGTTCAGGAACTTGCCTTTGTGGTGGATGCAGAATCGGTTGATCGCCTCGGACAAGCGGGCACCGGTCACCAGGTCCTGCTCGGGACTGTCGGTATCCACGATGATCTCGACCAGAGAGTTTGTTCCAGACACCATGCTGGTATACTGGGTCTCCTGCTGGATCATGTCGCGATAGATCAGGCCGTGGTTGGTGATCTCCGTCCGGCCAAGTTCCTCGGCTTCTTCAGGGGTCAACGTGGCCATCATGTTGGTAAACGCCCGGACAGTTTCCAGGGTCTTTACGCGGTCCTCGACTCCCTTCCAGCAATCGTCCTTTGCTTGGACGAGTTCGGTAGCGTTATCGAAATACTGGGATTCGAACTTAGACATAATTGACGATTGCTTTGTTGAGTAAATCTTGAAGCTTGATGATCTGATACTTTGGAACAGCATTAGATACCCACTGGATATTTAGATTAAACCAGATGTCTTCTTCGCTGTGCTCGACATCGTTGGTCGCGAAAAGATCGCGAACTTTGGTGAACACGCTGACAGGGGTCCGGCCGCTGATGGAGATCTTCTGACCCTGGATGTAGATGACCACATTCCATCCACCAATCGGCTTCTTCGGTGACGGGATCATGCAGCGGCGGATGACGTAGAACTCGCCGGTGCTCGCCGTGAACCCTTCCGTTCCGGGCACGAGGGTATACTGCAAGCCGTGTTTCCCCGGCTCGATGACAACCTCTGAACAGTTCGAGCAGCTCATCTCAGGCGCTTTCCTACCCTAGCCTTGAAGCTTTTTCCAGCACTAATTGTTTCGAACACAGACTTGCCCTTGACACCGGTTGAGACGTTGTTTTGCCGGAAGCCCTTCCGAGCGGCCATCCCGCAGATGCCCAGGAGAACGTCGCGGTTGTCCGGAGACACCTGCTGCCACCGGGCTTTGTATTCCTTCTTCCCTTCCGCCGCGTATTTCCGATTCACCGTTACGTAGACGGTTCGAGAAAGCTGGGTGATCGCCGTGTCGATAAACGACCCTCCGCGCACCTGCTTGGTCAGGAAAAAGTCAGCCGCCAAGAAAGCGAGTTCAGTGCATCTATTCTTGCAGCAGTCTTCTGAGTTTTTCTTTATGTTCTGGAGGAACACTCCTTCAGGAGCTTGATTGTAATCAAAGGCATGGCACGAGAACCCGATGACTTTGTTCATTGAAGATACAATGTCCGGCCTCATCGAGAAGTCGTATCCGAAGTCTTCAGGCCGGACTCCTACCTTCTGGTTGTATTCGTGACACTGGATAGCAATCTGATCTTCGTAAGAGACAGCTCCTCCTAGAGTGAAATCTTTTAGAGACACGTTTGCAGCTTTTAACCTGTCAAACCAGTAGTCGTTATAGACAGCGTCTTTAACCAGCTTCAAAGAGTGGAAGAAGTCAGGGAAGACAATCAGCTCTTCAACTTTCTGACTGCCTTCGCCGTCGGTGACCAGCGCGGTGACGAGCTGTCCGTAGCCCCACATGGCCTTGTCCCGGCCGCCGAATGCCGGGTCGCAGAATGACACGAGACGGTTGATCCGGGTGATCGAGTAGAACGTGTCCTTGCACCGGCTGGCGGAAATCTTGGCCCTCGACAGGACTGAGTTCGTCTCGTCGGACCGGGCTGGGAATGAGCGGACCTGCGAAAAGTAGTCCGGAGAAGCTTCTCCATAATCGTCCAGCATCTGCTGGAGGTTTTCCTTCTTGAAGAGCTTCTTGTAGATGGTCCTGCCGGAGAGAATGTTCGGAGACTTGTGGCCGTCGAAGCGCAGGGTGATCGACGACGTTGCACTGTGCCACCAGACGTGCTGCTCGATGTCCAGGGCCTCGTAGGAGTCAGGTCCGCCGTAGATCCCCTTCGGCTCAGCAAGACGTCCGCCCATGTCCTCCTCATTCTTGAAGTTCTGGGACGTGATGCTGAAGAAAGCGTCCTGCTGACTGATGTTTGCCAGCGTAGTCAAGAAAGCCATGTTTTCGATCTCATTGACCTCGTCAACGACAACCAACATAACGCCGCGATCAACATCTTTACCGCGAGTTTTCGACCCTTTGTATTTACCTACGTGCTTAGTATTACGCAGCTCAATGCGAGCTGCCTTTGGGATGTTAGGTATGAACTCCAGACACCGATTAGCATACTTCTTGCCCCACGGGAAAAGACTGGAGGCATCACTGTAACCGGTGCCGGTGTCGTTCGGGTAGTGCTCGACGAGCTGGTCCCACAGTTCCTCGATGTCGCCCCACACGGTAGAGTCGGACGCGGAGTCGAACGGGTTCGCGACGTAGACCACAGTGTATTCGGGATCGAGATACATCAGGGCGAATGCGATCCGGCAGCCGCTGGCCGATTTCCCGGAGTTAGCGGAGCCGATCAGGTTCAGGATCTTCTTCATCCCGCCGCCGATCCCGATGCAGAAAAACATCACCGCATCCGCAAGGGACGGGGTGATGTCTGTGTCCGGGAACATGAGCTTGATCAGAGTCAGCATGTGCTGATAAGCAGGCTTCCCGTGCCTGCTGGTCTTCCGCCAGCTCGGTCGTCCGATTTCCAGCAGAATGCTCTTCTCGATTTCCATGTGGGTCATGCCCTCGTATTCGGGCAAGTCCCAGTATTCCCAGGGATCGCTTCCAATGAGCTGGAGAGAAATGGAGTCAGCGTCGAGGGTCGGATCAGACCAGTCGATTCGGTCGTGGTTCAGGACCACCCCTTCAAAGGGATCTCGACGCTGATCGCTCACGCCCTCGCAAGATTGGCCAGCTCGATGAGCTTCGAGTTCGGGATGCCGTGTGGGCTGTCGTCCGGGTGCTTGGCCAGTTGGATCAGGTCGACCTGGACTTGCTTACCGGCGAGGGTGAGGGTGACCAGGTCCTTCGGCTCCTTGATGCGGAGAATGACGCGGTCGGCCTTCTCCTTGGCCACTTCCAGCTCGACGAGGGTCTTGTCCGCGCTGATGAGGAACAGCGCCTTGGCAGGCTCTTCTTCCCCGTCATCCGAGTCGTCCGCATCATCCGAGTCGTCCGGGCTGTCGCCGAACTCGTTCGGGTATTTCTCACGCAAGGCGGAAAGATAGGCATTGACCACTTCCACTTCGTCCGTGTTGAGCTGCGCGGCAATGTCCTCAGCTTCGTTAGATCCACCGTCCAGAAAATACTTCCGAAGGTCCGACAGTTTTTTGGTATTGATGTTCATTTGTTTTACTATTGAGATACGCCCTGGAAAGTCCTACAAATTAAGAAGGAACAAAACTAATCCCACCCAGCTTGTTCGCAGGGAATGCAACTCGGAGCCTTCCAGGGCTGGTCCAAGCTGTCACGGCCGGGGGCGGCTGTCAAGATCAGCGAAAACGGATGCGGGACCGAATTTGGCTGATGTGACGTGCCTTCCGATAAACGCCGTCCCCTTCGCGAGAGCCCGCCTTGTTGGTGTTCCCTTCAACGGTCGTGAAGTATCCGTTCCCGTCGGGCGCGGAGACCGCGATGGCGGTGTGCGAAAAGTTGAAGACCACAATGTCGCCCCGCTTGATGTCGCGGCCGGGCGGCTTGAGTGTCCATGTGGACTCGTCCTGAGCGAGGGACCAAGCTTCCAGGCCCCAGGCGCTCGGAGTCCTTGGGCGCTCGAAGGTGATGGGCCGACCGGCGACTGCCATCTGGACGCACCAGCAGACGAAGGCCGCGCACCACGGGTAACCGTCGTCTCCCGGCTTCGATCCGTTGGGGTCATACCAGTCGGCCTCGAAGAATGGCTGAAGGGCCTTACCTTTGTTCGGACCTCCGGACTCGCGGACGCCAATCTTGGATTCTGCGGCTTGCGCAACCGCTTCTGCGATACTGATCATTTCGGTTGATGTGTTTTGCAGTAGCAGTCAATGCTACGTTTTTCTGTTAGTTTGATGAAGGCTGTCCCGATGAAAGAAGAAACGGCGTAGTGGTAGGGCTTGGTTACCAAACTGCCTTTCAAAGCCAAGGCGTCGAAGAAAAAATCATCGGTATCTTTCCGATTGAACGGGCAGCAGGGAAGGCGGCGAACGCGCCTGGCGGCATCGTGGATGAACGATCCGAAAGCTTCCCGCTCAGTGCTCCAGGTGCCGACCCACTTCCCGAAAACACGAAACGCCGGAGAGCATAGGTCAGATTTGAACCCGTCGTAGATGGTGAAGATGTCGTTTTCGAGTTCCGCAAAGACACCGCTCTCCAGAGACGAGAACTGATGGAACCCACGGTATCCTTTCTGAAGGTCGACCACAAGGTCAGCCAGGAGGACGCCCCTGGCCTCATCGGCGGACTCGTAGCAGAAGTTGGAAAGGGCCTTCACTGATCGGTCTTTACAATGAACCGGCTGACCGGTCAACGCAAAAGGGCCGCCAGCGTTTCCACTGACGGCCCTTTACTCACTTGCACTATGGAACTACGAGAGGTCGATCACAGACCGGCGCTGGCGAGGATCTCCTTGCGGCTCTTGTCGAGCACCAGGGTTTCGAGGTGCTTGGAGGAGACGCCGATGGGAGTGTCTTCGCCGATCAGGTCACGGAGACGGGACGGGGTCAGTTCGACGAGGACCTTGCGACGGCCTTTGGAAGCCTTGGGGGCTTCGACGGTTTGAGAGGCGACGACTTTGGACTTGACGGCGGGCTTGTTGGTTTTGGCCATTTTGTTTGTTCTACTGTTTGTTTTTCTGAAGCCGCAGAAAGCGGCGGACGGCGGCAATGTGAATGACACACCCAACCATGTCAACAGAAAAATTAAACAGGAGCGGCCTCAATAGTGAGAGTGTGGATCGTCACACCGGATGTGTCCGTGGTGTTGCCGACTACTGCGGTCAACTCGTCGTTCGTGGAAAGTTGAATCAACGCAGTCAGTGTCGAAGCTTCGTGCCCGCCGGTGGACTTCTGTGAAGTCAAGAGCCTGGAGGAAGTGACCAGCGTGCCGTTCCGAGCAATGCCCAGAACCAAGACGTCGCTGCTGGCTCCGCTGGTGGATACCTTGGCGGTAACGTGGAACGTCTTTGCGACATTACCAACATACTTCAGCGTGCCGTCATTGGTCCCTCCGTTGGTGAAGAGAACCGAGAGGCTGGTCAGAGTCGACGAAGGGCTGATCTTCACAAGGTTCGTGGAACCGTCAGATGCAGAAGCTATGGCGACCGCATGTCCCGCGAGAGAGAAGTATTCGATTGAGCCGTAGGTCCCGGACACGGTTACCCCGGGGATGGAGTTGATCAGCGCGTCGTGCGCGGCGAGCATCGCCTTCTCGGCGGATGTAAAGACCCGGCACTGATCCTTGGACCAGCCGGTGCCAAGATCTGGATCAGTGTCCAGTTCATTGAAAAGTTCGACGGCGATCTCCTCTCCGGTCATGGCAACGGAATCTTGGATGACGGTCCACTCCAGGTTGGCCTCGTCCCAGAACGCCTGCTGAAGCGGGACACCTTCGATTCCGATGAGGACGTAGTCACCACGGCCGGGAGCCGGTTCGAACGTGTGAGCTTCGAGAGCTGTTAGATCGTCGAAGGTCCCGCGATACCCGGAGGTCTCCTGGAGAGAATCGAGCTTCGCCTTGTGGGCGTCCGTGAAGTCATTAGAGGAGAGGCCTTTCCCTTCGACAGCGGTGACCTTCGCAGCGAGCTGAGCGACAGTCGCGAGACCGGACAACGTGATGCCGGAGTCCTTGATCTTTTTGCCGGTGACGCCATCGAACACCGCCAGGTTCCCGTTCACAGACGAGACTGGACCAGCGACGGTCATACCGAAGGCGACTGTCCGCCACTCCATGCGGTAGGGCTCGGAGCCGGACTTGATCAGGGCCTGGCCATCGGTTCCCCCGGCTGGGATGCCCCGTCCTTGTGGTCCTCGGTGGCGAACCACCACGCGGTTGATGTTGTTGTCGTTCATGGCGAAAATCAGTCAGACCAGAGTTGGAGCCAGTATCCGGCGGCGTGACCGCAGATCCACCCGCCACCGCCGCCGGGCGCGGAAGCAGGCGCTCCGACGAAGGCGATTTGTCCGACGTGTCCAGGGGTTCCGTCGGTCCCGCCGGTCAGGTGGGAATCAGCGAGAAGGAATGCGTCGGTGTTGGAGCTGTTCAGAGCGATGGCGTTTTGGACGTCGCCGTATCCGTAGCTGGAGACACTGATACTGGACACGCCGTAGCCTCCGGAGAACACCGTGGGATGCCCTCCATTGATCAGGGTCGAAAGTTCGGCGATGGTGCTGAACTCATTCAAGACAGAGTCGAGAGCGTCGGACTTGGTGTAGGTGACGTTCCCAATGGTGAGCGTATCGCCGTCGGACCAAAGTCCGGTATCGACGCCGATTTCGGAAGTAGCCCTGGTGGCGATTGTGGGAGGATCGGCCAAGAACTTCGACGGCTGGATCTCATCGCCCACAGACCGGGTGGGAGTAGCTCGGAAGCGGATGACCGGCGTTGTCGATCCGGAGACCGCCACGGCCAGCCTCCCGGTTGCCGGGATGCGGACCACAGAGGAACCGGCCGCCGCTTTGGAGATTCCGTAGGAGGTGACGTTACCAGAAGCGTCCAGGTAACCGACCTCGACGGCACCGCCTCCGAAGGTGCCGGAGATCTCTAACAGAATGGCGAGTCCCGGGTGGCGCGGAGGGAAGACGTATACGCCGTCTTCAGTAATAGTATCTTCGAAGGTGATGTTGATCATGGCTCAAAGGAAGGAGTTGGTAACGAAGCGGCGGAAAGAGAACTCGCGAATACGGGCAGTCACGTAGCCAGCGGTAGCCGTGGTTCCCCAGTAGAAGGCAGGAGCGGCATATTCTGCGCGGAGGGTTCCGGAGTTGCGTTGGATGGCTGCGGTGATGCCGGAACCGGAAGACGGGTTGTTTCGGATGACGCCGTAAATGCCTTGCGGTGTCCTTCGGATGATAAACTCACGGAGGCTGTTCATGGTTGTGGACGCTGCCACCCCCATGTCAACACTGGTGATCGACCCGTTGTTGATGACCTCAAAGAAGATGTTCGTGCTTGCCGAACGGTCCACACGGAAGCCGACACCATCCAGTGGTGTGATTGAGGCGTCGTGAGAATAGACGCCGTATCGACAGATCGACGCGCCGGATGCGGCGTTCGCGTCGGCCAAAACAAACCTGATTTCAAAGTTCTCGTTCAGCGCGATGACCTCCCGCTCGAAAGAGAGACGCCCGGCAAGATTTGCCGTCGGACCTCCTGACGAATACCACTCAAACGTAGCGGACGCGCTGTCCACACGACCAAGGAAAGTCCCGGAGATGTTTGTCGACGACCAGCCGATGGACCCATACGGAGCCGACGTGGCGTTGCGCAGGAAAAAGTCCTGCGTGTTCATGATGTCGAGCTGACGGCCGTATCGGAGCGAGGTAAGCTCCGCGTCTTGCAGGGTAGCCAGCGTGTTGTCGGAATACCACGTCATCGCGTAACCCTTGGGCAGCATCAGTGGTGATGGGTTACCGGCAATACCCTTCCAGATAATGCCTGTGGCTGATGCTGCGCCCCAAGTCTCGCCGTTGACCTCTGCTGAATGGATGGCGGTGTTGGCCGATGTCCCAATCTCAGCGACAAGGCCCTTGAGCCCGTTGAGAACCTTGATCGAGCTGATGACCAGTCTTCCATCGGTCTTACGAATCACGTCGCTGCCGGTTGCTTCCGCGTTTGCCGAAGTGATGCAGACGTTGGAGTTCTTCATGTCCACCAGACGCAGCATGTTATTGGTGCCACCAGATGAGTTGTAGTCTCCGCAGTTGATCACGACATTCTTCGATCCCTGGAAACGGAACACAGTCTCAACGCCGACTGAGGTGCAGGACGTAATCGTGATCCCGTCGGTGTAGCGAAGCGTTTCAATGCTGTCGATCTCGGCCATGTTCCAGCCGTAGACCCCGCTGGATGCTTGGCACAGTTCGAAGTGGATGTCCGCGAGGCGGCTCCCGGCGAAACAGTATTTGAACCCTGAGACCCACACCTGCTCCACTTTGATGCACTGACCGGCGAAAAACGAAACCGACCCGTCATCCAATCCAAGGCGGATGCCGTGGCCAGTCTTCGCGGGAGACCCGAAGACGGCGAAGCGGCGGAGGACACAGCCGCCGCAAGAGGTGGCATCGTTGGAGCCCGTGGCGTCGATGACGGGTGCCGTCCTCAGTGCTGGCATGAGGATCGAAACGCCGCTGTAACTGGAAGCGATGGAGCTTCCGCTCGGGAGGTCGCTCTGGTTGAGGCGCGGGTTCACGCCTTCGATGATGATACCAGGCTTGAGCAGGACGTTACAGAGGAACACCCCGGGCGGGATGAGCACCGTGCGCGTTGTCGCAGAAGTAGCCGCTGCGTCGATGGCGGCCTGGATAGCGGCGGTCGAATTGGTTCCCCAGAACGCCGTAGCACCAGACACCATGGTCGATGCGGAAGCCGTCAAGACGACGGTCGTGGTGTTCGTGCGAGACGCGATAGTTGTCACCAGATCCGCTCCAGCCGCGCCAGCGCCGACGACGCGGATAAACTTGCCGACATGGCTGGTTTGGAAATTTGCGGTTGCGGATGTCAACGTGGTTCCGCCCGAACTGATCGCAGCATCGTCCACGCGGCGACCGTCGCCGACCGCCGAGTATGGGGATGCGGTGATGTCAATGACGCCGGACGATCCGGTCACGGAAATATCCCCCGACCCGAGCAGGCTTGTCCCGTTGACCGTCTTGATGTTCGTCCCGCTCACCAGGGTCGCCTGCTTACCGGCCAACGCTCCCGAGAGGCCATTGACCATACCAATGGTCAGAGCGCCGTCCGCGATGGCGGAGACGCCGCCGGTGGAGGTCACGGGACCGGAGGACAGATCGGTGACGAGCGTGATGTTGGAGGAGAGAGACTGGCCGTTGATCGTGCGGGTGATCGGGACGCGGTTGGCAAGAGCGGTCTGCAAATCCACCTGATCGAGAATCGAACCGCCGACGGAACCCCATGTCGCCGAGAGACCGCCCCACTCCCACTGGAACTCGCCTTCACCTTTGACAGGGACCTGGCCAGGAACACCGCCCGGCTTGAACCCGCGAAGCTGGATCTCGTCGCCGAAAGCTTTGGCGAGAGCGTCGGTGGCGACAATGAGTTGTTCGATAGTGGTTGGCATATCAGTCTTCGATAGCGGTTTCGAAAGTCTGGACAAAGTCCGGGATGGTGGGAGGGACGCTTCCTGTGGGAAGGGTCGGGCGATTGACCACACGCACGGGCTCCGGGTCGAGGAGTGCTTCGTCGTTTCCGTTGGCGTCGGTGCCGACGGCGTCAATCACGTAATCACCGATGTAGAGGAGGTTGGTGGAATCCCGTGGCAACGAAAGAGTCACCAGGTTCGCTTCGATATTCACATCCGGCTCGGCGATGATCGGATGATAGAAGTGTCCGTCTTCACCCCTGGTGGCGGACTTCGACCGGATCTGGCAACGGGCCTTCCGGATATGCGAGAGGTCGGATGGGATACCGTCCGGCTCGTCATCAAAGAACGAGTGGACGACGGCCCATGTCCGACCTCTCACAATCTCAAGCATGGTTCAACGGGTGTTAGGCGGCGGTCCAAGTGCCGTCAGCAGCCCCGACGGATTCCCAGACGTTGGGGACCACACAGACGAGCTGCAAGGTCTCACCGACAGCATCGGCGCTGAACGTCTGCCCGGAGGTGGCGAGGCCACGGATGGTGTTCCCGGTGGGCAGGTCGAGCTTGAGGTTCTGGGCAGCGGCGACGCAGAGCGTCAGGCGCATCCCGGGAACCGCAGCCGGAGGGGTGATGACCACCTCTCCGGAGGCACCGGCATTTGAGACGACGACTCCGTAAAGAGCCTCATCCTTCGAGATGGTCCGGTTGGAGGTGGAGTTTATGGTTGTCGGGATGATCCGACCCTTCACGCGCTTAATCACGCGGTATAACGCATTGTTGGCACTCATAACGCGGGAACCTCTACCCTTTCCCGGAGCCAGCGTCAACCTTTTTGATCCAGCAGGAGTCCGGGCGCTCACGCGCCTCTTCAGGGGTGTCCTTATGCAGGGCCACGCCCCTGGCCGGTAGCAGTAGCATGAGCGAGCAACCACACACTCCGCAGGAGTAGGCACTCACGTCCTTCGGGACTCTGTGGGCGTTGGCCAGGATGCCGAGCTTCTCCGACACCTTGGTCAAGATTCCGGAGGACAACTTGCGCTTCGGACACGACCGGCAGACCGCAGTCCTGTCGCGCAGCTCCTCAGGGGAGACGACGTCTCCCCCGCGAGCGTCCGCGTAGGCCTTGAGGGCGGCCATGGCCCCGACGAGTCCGATCTTCATGGGTATCGGTTGGATGCGATCTTGATCATGGAAGAGACGGAAGACATCGCGCTCTCCAGCGTCTTGGTCGAACGTCCGAGTATGTGGGCAGCGTAGATTCGCTCCATCGCTGACCGCATGTGGCCGCTATACCGGTGCTCGAAGGTGAGGATAGTCTGGATGTCAGCAGAGCCTTCGATGCCTGAGTCATAGACCTCGTCCTCCGCCCACAGACGATACCACCAAGGCCTGCACGCACGCCTGCAAAGTTCCCTGTCCAGATACCAGTAGGCTTTTCGCAGGTCCTGGACCGGGTCTCCTTTGTGACCACAGCGGAACAGATACTTGAAGGCATTGCCCAAGTTGAAGTTCATCCGCTCGGTGACTTCGATGCACTCGATTCCAGATGGGTGGCCCCGGTAGTGTCCCGGGCTGATGGGGTCGTCGGTTAGTTTCATCTTTTATGGTTGTGGAAGCTTTGCCTCGCGTTGACTGCGTTGTCGAACGCTTCGAGACAGTCTAACAGATACTGTGCGAGAACGAAGTCCGGCGTGTTACTACCGTTCTCCAAGCTCTTTTGGTTGATCAGCTTTTCAATTTTCTCTTTCAGCGTCATCAGCATGTTCTTTCCAAAGTTCAAGTTTCACGATCTCAAGTGATCCGATTGCGCTGGCGAGGGTCAAGTTAAATTCCGAGCGGTAGCGGTCAACCACGCGCTGGATGTCCGTCACGAACGCTTTGATCTGCTCTTGCTCGCTCATTCCTCAATAACTTCTACTTTTGATTTCAGGAGATTGATGGTGTTGTTGAACGCTACCTTCATCAGCTCAGGAGACATCTTCAGTTCGTAGACATCTCCACTGCGGGCCATTCCGGCCATGACGCAATCGACGATGTATTCCAGAACATCCAGAAGGTTCACGTCCTTGGGGATGCCATCTTCGTGCGCGAGGTGATGGCGGCTGATGTGACGATGGTTGAACCACCAACTGGCCTTGTCGAACCCAGTAACAAAATCAGCATGGAAGTCGTCAATGAATGCAATCTTGTCCCAGTCGTGATTCCTTGCGGCGTTCTCCATGTAAGCCGTGAAGAAGAGGAGGCCGTTCCTCACATCATTGATGTGTTGATGGCTCGACTGAAGCAGTGTCCCTTTGCTGACATTGGCGAAGTCGCAGGTGCGCGTGTCTGCTGTCGGCGACTTCCGGATGAGGATGTTTCCCACACTGCCCGGGACGCCTGAGAGATCAACGGCCATTTCCGGCTGGTGTGTTTCGGGCTCACTCGTTTCGTCCCCTACTGGAGAGCCTTTTTCGGTGGGCAGTGTGGAAAGTTCTTTCGCGTTGGCGGCAAGAACCTGATCGGCGTTCTTTACTGCATGAAACGCGTCAGGACCGCGAGTGTCATGGATAACTTCCCGCAATCCTCGCAGCGCATCCGCCAGCCGGTCCCGCTGCGCCCGCGCCTCGTTCCGCTCATGCAGCGCCCGGAGGGTGTCAACGTCGGCCTGCCGCTTGTCGGATTCCGCGTTGTCCCGCTCGCGGATGGCCTCGGCGAGCCCCTCATTCAATTTGCGTGCTTTCGCGCACCATGCGTCTGCGCACGCATCGTGCTCTTTGATGGATTCCCGCGCCTCGGCGAGTTCGCGTTCAAGTTCCTCGGCGTGACCGTAGATGGTCTTTCCGTTGTTGCGGTGCGTTTCATGCGTGCCCTTGTAGGCATCCGTCCTCGGCGTCGGAATCATGCCTCCCTCCTCTCCACCATGGCCAGAGCCGTGTCAATCGGGGACGGGCGCGTGTGTTTGCCTAGCTCCACCTGAGCCCATTGGCAGGCTGCGATGAGGGCGTCGCACTTCTCCCGAAGGTCAATGCACTCGTCAACCCGGCGCTCCACATCCGACAGAGACCCGCTGCGGTATTCGGGCAACATGTCCCGCGCACGGTCTCTGGTCTCCCGGGTGTCTGCCGTGGCCACTACGCCGACCGCCGCGAGACGCATGCGCTCGGTTTCAAGGGCTTCGGTGGCTTGAGCGAGTTCGCGTTCGAGTTCGCGTTCGAGTTTCTTGATCGCATCACACACCCACGGTGCTGCCTCGCTGTCGGGTCGCACACGATCTGAGAGCAGAACTTTGCTCGGCGTCGCGCTCGGGGCCGGGGCTGCATCGTAATACACCGGCCTTGCGCCGAACACTTTACGGCACAGCGCGTCGATGGCTTCTGCCTGATCTTTGAATTTGATGCCATACTCCTCGCTCACAGCACACCTCCTTCCACCCCGGTAATACTCCCTGTCGCCGACGGCTGCTTCCAGGACCTCGTCGACCTCGGTCCAGGCCTCGGGATACTTTGGATTTCTCTTCGGGACACAATAGGCATGAAGCCCGGTCTCATCTTCGAGGTAGACGTTCTTTTCCGTGATGGCTTTGACGGTAGCGACAATGCCGCTCTCGTGTTTGTATTTCTTGTTAATTTCGAATTGCATGTTTATTTCAATTTCAATTTCAGTTTAGGGATGGCGTCGGACATGAAGCAGCCCACACGGGCTGCGACTTCGGTGAACTGCTCGTGGGTCATGACGAAGAGGTAGTCCGCATGGGACCTGGTGAATGACGGGGCCGCGATGAAGCGGAGCTGGAGACGGGCAGCGCAGAACTCGAACAGCTCGTGGATCAGGACTTCGATCTGCTCGTTCACGCCGATCCGTATCTCAGCCATACCGCCGGACCTGGGGCACAGATTGAACGTGCCGCCGCTAATAGCCGGATCGACCCACAGCTCCACATTCTCGGGACCCAGCTTGAACACTCCGACCTTCTTCGCTTTCTTCATAACCACAATCACTTAATTTCTTTCGGCATTCCGATGATGTGCCATTGACCACACCAGCACTCGTAACAGCACCAGCCACCACAACCGACTTCGAAGATGGCCTTGATCGCCTCCTCTTTGGTGCCGCCTCGGATGTTACATTTCCTGGCCATGTCAGAGCTTCAGATTGGCACCCCACACACGACACTGGATGGCCAGCTCAAGAAGCGGGCTGGTGGTGATCTTACCCTGGTCTGCCATGACTACGTAGGCCAACACTGCGAGATCCCGGTCAGAGACCACAACGTCACCGACTTCACGGACGGCAAGACCACAGGCATCACGCACCCGGGGGTCCTGGATTTGAGCAACGACATCGTTGACATTCACAGCAGTTCCTCCATCCCACAGCGAAGAGCCTTCGCGAGTTTGCGGAGAGTCGCGGTCTTGGGGACACGGCGGCCGGTTTCGTAGAACGAGATGACGCAGGGCAGGACCTTGCATCGCATGGCGAGCTGGCGCTGGGTCAGGCCCAGCGACTCGCGCCTGGATTTCAGCTTTGTTTTGAACATGCCGGTCGTATACTACTCGGGAGTATACACGTCAAGAACTGTTAGATTTGGTGGAGTATTTTGGGGTTGCTTGGGAAAAATCGGGTTGTGTCAGTATGTGGTTTACCAGGGCTCAGGAAAAGTGGGCTGTGTCAGTATGGGCGCAATCGCAATGGTCTCCGGCCCTGCTGGCAATTCCGGCCGCCGAGCCCCTCCACGGTCTGGCCAGTCCGGCGCGGGGTTTCCTTTGAGGGGGGGGGGCGGGTTACCCTAGCAAGGCAAAGCAGACCCGTGCAACGGCATAGGCGAGCAAAGCCGAAAGCAGCGATGCGGAAACTATCTTGGACAAGTCTCGGATCATAACTGGCGGGTCATATCAGAAAAGGAAAACGCGGTTGTCCGAAAGGTTGACTATGAATGTCTCCTTGCTAGCGTTGCTTTCGAAACGTGCCGTCCCGTTAGCGTAAACCGCCAAAAGCGTAGCGTGTCCCGTGCAATAAATGACGCCCGGTTTCTTGTCCCGTGGCGCGGCGATTACGTAGGTTGAGCCAACGTGCAAAGCGAATGACTGCTTGCTTTTTCTGTCGACCGCCCTAAAAGCTCTGATATTTAGCTTGCTCATAACGTCGGAGATAGTCTCGTAGATAGTCCGCCATTCAAGACAAAAACCAATTTATTTTTGCGCAAGAATCATGCCAAGT